TATAAAATACACGATTAAACTATTTTCTCGCGTCGAATTTTATCGCGGACCAACATGAGCTCGTCAAACACGTCTGGCTCTACTCCTTTTACAAAATGCACCAATTTTGCGTCATTTGTCGCCAACAAGAGGGCCTTCAATTCTTCATTCTGTGTAAACTTGGCGTGTTGCGCATCATAGATAGCCTTTTTGCTTTTCTGCCCCCGAAAATCACCGTCAACTGATACTTCAACTGGCCGCAAAAGTTCTCCCTTGTATTTACCGGTTTTGCTACCTGCTCCTTTTGCCATTAGCGGATCTTTTGACATGTCTGTTCCAGAATCAAGAGAGAAACTCAAATAAAAATCAGGATGACCCGTCTTAAACTTGGACCCTTCGTAATAATGCTCAACCGTTGCCCATTTATGGTTGTCTAGAGTAAAGGGCTCTACCCAAAAATTCGACAATTTTTTACGCCATTGTGGAATAGTAGCTAACTCAGTATACTCCTTCATCCTTTCATTTGGTATTTTCTCTCCACTCCCTTTTCCTGGAAGAGGTTTATCTACTGATTTAGAGTAAAATTGGAATACAACGTCATCGTTATATAAGCCTCTCAGTTTGCTCTCACTTATGTCTTCATATTCCGGCTCTTTTGTAGGCGTTTTAACGTTTTCTGTTTTAAATTTCTGAAAATCAGGAATAATCGAAAAAGGGCCCGCATTCTTTTCAACACACCGTTCCGCAATTAGCTTCTTTATGTCATACGGAATTTCAGAAAATTTAAATATAAGCTTCTTCTTATACCCAATGAGTTTATAATGTGTTCCGGTGTGGTCAATAATGATATAAAACTCGGGCGTAAATCTGCCGCGACTTTCTAATATACTATCGTTTAATTGCCCGCATTGTAAAACATTTTTCAAGTCTCCACCTCTATACAGCTCGCTAGACATGATAATAAATTTTATATTCAATATTCTCTCCAATGTGGAGATAGCCCACGTGTCGGCCCAGAATTCGCACTTGGAAATTTTAATCTTAAATGCTTCAAGTGTTTCAACTCCCTTCATAATTTTAAATTCCTTGAGCATTTCAGATGTGACTTTTTTCTCCCTAACAAGTCTGTCGTGTTCCGTTTTTACATTCTTGGCCTCAACGGAAATTAGCTTCTGTTCATTTCGATCAATAATCTCAGCAAACCGTTTTTTTAGAGAAATATACAAACCCTCTAACTCCTTTATGGTATTGGTCTGTTTGATTAATTCGGCAGTATACATATCATAGTGTTCTTTATAGTTCAGAAAAACTTGTTCGGTGGCATCGGCCGCCAACTTTTTCCGGAGTTTATTAACGGATGTTTGCTGTACAATGCTTGAAAATGCGTCGCGAATAGTTGCGAATAAACAATCGCCTCCACCTTCGTTATCCGTAAGAGAATAGTTATTATTTTCCATAAACTGTTCTATCCAAGTATCGCCTGGCGATTTATGATATTTCTCTCTAATAGTTTTAGCAGCCAACTTTGTCTCCTCTTTAAGCAACGGTGGTAGCGGGATTCCCTTCGTCATAACAAATATATCTTCTCTCTCCTTGGGAATCTCATAATGTTCATTATATTCTACATTCTCATCTGCTTCTTCGTCGCTATCAGATTTATCATCTTTTTCGTCCTCTTTATCTGACTCTTTATCTGCGACCCTTCTAAGCGGAACGTCCGGTTGTAATCTAAGTTTATGTAAGAATTCCTTAGTTGCAAAAGAATATACAAGAGGATAATCCATCTTTTCAACATCAAGGTTATTCTTATCATCAATGTATGATAAATAATTCGAGGCCTCTATTTCATACAAACCGATTTGTACGACCTTATTATTGTGTTTAACTAAATAAATAGGGAAATAAACTATATTCTTATTTTCAAATGTATTTTTCGCACCTCCAACCGCAATAATTAGATCGACGCCTTTAATTTCTAATTGATACAAACTGGCTTCTGTTTTTAAATCATCGGAATCAACGCTTTTTAGTTCGTGATAACTTACGCTACTATTTATTTTTGATAATACCATTTATATTTTACCATAATATTTTATATTTATTATATATTTATTGCGAAACATATAATAAAACCGACAAAAACTCAATCTACCACAACACATACTTCTTCATAAACTTATCATTCTTTAACTCGCCAATATAAAACCACACGTTCTTCCTCTTACAAACAATATCATTATTTGATGGATTTGTTTCAAACGCCACTAAAAAATTAACAATGTCTTCCTTAGTACGCCTTTTGGATTTCAGCCCTTTTGAGCAACCATAATAATCACAAATTAACAATAAATCCTTGATGGTGTAGTTTTCAGTATAGTTAATCGTGTGCGAAACCATAATATCGTGATACATATCTATATTATCAACGTGTTTGCTCAACCATTCATTCAGGGCTTCGTCGCCACATTGATCCAGAGCTGCGTTCGATTCATCTTCAAGAGAAAATACAACGTTAATATTATCGGTAGTCATATAATATAATTATTCTATTTTTTTAAATGGTATTTTAAGTATTATAAAAAAATAGGACAAATAAGATGCCAAATTTCAGTTTTTTTACATTTTTATAATTAACGATTTTTATTGCTTTTATTAATAAATATATTTACAGCAAATTACATTTCAACTAGATCCATAAACTTAAATAGCGACTTGTTTGTAAGACTTTTATAATCCTTTACCTTACTATTTGCGAGGTGCTCGACAACTTGAACAATTGTCATTCCGCTAATCAATTCATAATCATTATTTCCATACATGTCCTTCTTATATAGAATCGCAACAGTCTCAGTCAGCTCATCAACCTCATTCTTCTTATCGTCGACGGATATAAATTTATACATTTGGTCAAGCAAATTTCTAGTGATTTGAATAATTTGACTCTTAGGAATAACACCGGTCATCATCAAATTCAAATAAAAGGTCGCAAGCGATTTCCTCTTTTCGTTGATCTTGTTAATTTCACAAAATTTATCATAATTAACCTTGGGGTCTACATATTCAATGACATTAAATAGTTCGATAAAACGGTCAAAATTCGTCTCGAATGTGCTGAGCATCATTTCATATTTTGACGTCAAATCAGAATACAATTCTGCATACATCTTGGAATAAAATCTGTTATTAGATGCGATTTCAAATAATGCGGCGCTAAGCAATCCCATATCCTCCTGTGTAATATTTTCTAGTACCAACTTGTCAATGATTTCAATAATTTTATTACGCATATCAATATAATTCTTATCCGACATTTTATTCAAGAATATTCTAATACTATCTATTTGTGCGGCCAACCCAACCTTCTCCTCGAGCTTCGTGGGTTGAAATGTTTTAACTGTGCTCCAGTCATCATCGCTAATAATCTCGTGCGCCTTGTTGCGTCGTCCTCGCTTAAACCCGCCATCCTTTGCCGTCGGTTCAACCTTCATCGGATTTTCTCTCTTCTGAAATACCGGCGTTCTAACATAATCTGGTGCTCCCACTTGTAATGCGATATTTGAGATGGTCTCAAGCGTAGCATCGGGTAATTTGTAATCAAATCCGTTGAAAAGGATCGAATTGATAGTTTCTAGAGTATATCTCATTGTTGCGGTTGCCATCATACAGATATTATATACTTGCTAGGTAATATTTATATCAATTTTTTATTAATTGTAATTATGATAATAAATATGCTTAAACAGATTTTCTAATATTATAGTATATGACAACTACGAATTCAGAAGTTATCGAAGCGCTGGGGGAAAACGGAGAAAATGAGTCTTCGTTTGATATAAAAACTTGGGATGAGCTGACTTGGCACCCGATTTGTTGAGAGGAATTTATGCGTATGGATTTGAAAATCCAAGCCCCATTCAGCAAAAGGCCATCAAGCCTATTACTCTTAAGCGAGATGTTATCGCGCAAGCACAATCTGGAACAGGTAAAACGGCCACATTTACTATTGGTGCGCTATCAAACGTGGATGTAACGAACAATTCCACGCAAGTATTAGTTTTATCTCCTACCAAGGAATTAACCCGTCAAACAGCAAAGGTTTTTGAGGGAATCGGCAGTATGATAAACGGGTTAAAAGTTCAAGCCGCTTATGGCGGTTCAGCTGTCGAAGAGACAAGCAGTTTTTCAAATAAGAACACACCTCATGTGATTTGTGGCTGCCCTGGTCGCGTGTATGATATGTTGCGACGAGATAGATTATCAAGTAAAAAGATTAAGCTCATCATTCTTGATGAGGCCGATGAAATGTTGTCATCCGGATTCAAGGAACAAGTGTACAACATTTTCCAATATTTAAATACGGATATACAGGTTGTGTTGGTTAGCGCAACATTGCCTGAAGGTATGAATAGCATCATTAGTAGTATTATGCGAAACCCAATTAAAATTAGCGTCAAGCGCGAAATGCTTACGCTCGAGGGTATCGCACAATACTATATTGCTGTCGAGGACGATAGACAGAAATATTTGACATTAAAGGACCTTTTTGCCTTCTTGTCTGTTTCTCAGTGTATTATTTATAGCAACAGTGTCAAGCGAGTCCAAGATTTGTATGAAGCAATGAAGGAGGATGAATTCCCTGTTTGCCGCATTCATAGTGGTATGGAGAAGAGTGAGCGAGACAGCGCATTTGTGGATTTCAAGTCTGGGCGTTCGCGTGTGTTAATTTCATCCAACGTAACTGCTCGCGGTATCGACATCCAGCAAGTAAGCATTGTTATTAATTTTGACATCCCCAAGTGTGTTAATACATACCTTCACAGAATCGGTAGAAGTGGTAGATGGGGTAGAAAGGGGGTTGGGCTTAATCTTATTACTAGACGCGATCTTCCCAAAATGAAGGAGATCGAAGCACACTATTCAACCCAAATCTCAGAGATGCCTTCCGACCTTGCTTGTTTAACAACCCGCTAAATCGTTATTTATAATTATCCGTCAACCGTTAAAAATTTGTACAGATTGATTCGTAAAAATACTCCATTATATTTCTAATTTTTAATATAATGGATTCAACTAAAAATAAAGAAGTACCCTCTACTATAGTTTATAATATTAATGAACATTTTAAGGTCCCGATCTATTATAACAATGAGCGGGTAGAATTGAAAAAGAACATTATTACAGATTTAGAATTAATAAATACGGTTGACTCGTCGTGTAATCCTATATATTCGTTTTGCTTTAATAACGACAACGACGTCTCGAACAAGATAACTGAACAAATCTCGAAATATTATACAACCGATACTAATTTCCTGAAAGATAGTCAAAAACTTATTAAAACATATGTAGCGCCGCAAACTAGATATACAAGTTTATCGCCAAACTATAAAAACATAGTTGACATATGGAGCGAGTTAAAACTAGAAGCTGGGTTTAAGGAGAAGTATTATTACGTTGATTGGGAAATGTTGGAGTTTTTAAATACATCTGAGCTATTCCTACAAATAATGAGCATTTATAATTTATTGTCGCCATTAATGTCCCTCATAGTCCCTGTTATCATACTGATAATACCGTTTTTTATTTTGAAAATGAAGGGGTTGCCGTTGACAGTAAATGAGTACATCGATGTATTAAAGGTTGTGGCAGAAACAAACGCTATTGGCAAGCTATTTACGGTAAATTTCGCGGAAATAAACGCACAGGAACGGCTATATATTTTTGTATCCGCTGCTTTTTATTTGTTTTCAATTTACCAAAATATTATGGTGTGTGTACGATTCAATAATAATATGAAAATAATTCACACACACTTTAGAGACATTGGTATATATTTAGACAACACAATAGAGTCGATGGATAACTACTTGTTATATTCGAAAGATTTAACTACACACGAAGGATTCAATCTGGAACTCACAACAAAAATGAATACACTTGGAAATATTAGAAATAAAATTAAATCGATAACGGAATACAGTATATACAACATCAATAAGTTTAGAGAAATCGGTCGCGTATTTAAATACTTTTATGAATTACATACTGACACCGAATACGATGCGGCAATAATGTATTCACTTGGGTTTAATGGGTATATCGACTGTATAAAAGGGTTACAAACTAATATTGAAGAGAGAAAAATGAATTATGCTTCATTTACAGATGACAGTAAAAAGGGTAAATTTGTAAACAGTTATTATGCTTGCTTGAAAGACGACAAACCAATCAAAAATGACATTAAATTCAAGAAGAATATTATTTTAACCGGACCCAATGCTTCAGGGAAAACGACAATTTTAAAATCGACACTAATTAACATTATAGTCACACAACAGTTCGGTTGCGGATTTTATGACTCAGCAAAGCTCGCGCCATTTAAGCATATACATTGTTACCTGAACATCCCGGACACATCGGGACGAGATAGTTTATTCCAAGCCGAGGCGAGAAGATGTAAGGAAATTTTGGACACGATAAGTGCGAATAAGACAGAAACGCATTTTTGCGCATTCGATGAATTATATTCAGGAACCAACCCCGAGGAGGCGGAAACAAGCGCAACCGCATTCATGCTATATTTACAGAAATACAAGAAGGTTTCCAGTTTGCTTACAACACATTTTGTTAAAGTATGTAAAAAATTAGACAAAACGAAAAGTATCCAGAATTGTAAAATGGTTGCCGAGCAGATTGGTGCCAAAATACGTTATAAATACAAAATCGCGCGTGGAATATCTGAAATAAAGGGAGGTATTAACATTTTAACAGAAATGAATTACCCTAAGGAGATACTTGAGAACACAATGCTTCAGTAAAACGCGGCGGCGACAGCAGATAGCTGAAGATTCAGTAAATAAATCAATTCGTTAGTTAACAAATTAATTTATATATTCTTTTTGTAATAAATGACGGACTTATTTAATCCTACCTTTTTCATGTTTTTAGGAATATTAATACTTGTAGTAGCTCTTGTTGTCGTTTACTTTGAGAGCAAATCGAGAGAACAAAATCACAAAATAGCATCGATGCTAAGTTTAGTTTCAACTTTAGCAGAAGATATGAATGGAGTAAAGATGGGATTACACCATTTATCTGTAAATAGAGTGGGTGGGGCCAATTTACCCCGTTTTCCGCAACAAGCTCAACCATCTTTAGAAGAATCAAATATGCAACTGTTTCAAAATAACGACGACAACTTAATTCCTGTGTCTGACGATGAATCAATGGACGATTCTATTGGCGATTCTGATGATTCCGATGAGGAGGACTCTGACGATGATGAGGAAGAGGAAGATGACGATAACAACCATACAAATATCAAGATACTCACTCTAAATATGACCGCCCCGTCTGCTGAGGAGGACGATTTTGAAGATATTGACGACTTGGAAGATTTAGGGGGGATCGATGAAGATATGGAACATTTAACCGACACCAATTCACAATCGAGTAAGGAGTCGCAATCGAGCAAGAAGAATGTCCTTGAAATGTTATCTATGCGCGCCGCTGAAAATAGCACATCTGTCGAACAGTTAGACGGATCACATATCAATATTTCGGCAACAGATTTGAAAACAATTAATATTAATTTAGACGAAACTCACGCAGATTCAATTGATTACAAAAAGCTCCCTTTGCCCAAATTAAGAAGTATTGTTACCGATAAAGGACTAGCAGAGGATGCTTCAAAGTTGAAGAAACAAGAGCTACTTAAATTGCTTGAAATCGACTAAGTTTTTTATATTGTAATTATATAAATGGCGTGGGCTACTTGTTATAGCGGATCTAATAATATTAATTTCAATTTCCCACCAATTATGGCTGATGGACGCAACTTTGCATCGTGGCAGCCGTCAGCTGTAGTAAATGAGAGAATTCAGAGACAGGAAGGCATACAGAATAATTGGAGTTATCGCCAATATTTACAGCACAACGGCCTTCAGATTATGAACTATAATAGCATGGAGGCGTGCTATGATTTGGGCTTAGACCCCCACGTAAAATCAGACCGAACGCCGTCTGATAATGTACCGTATAAATTTAAAAGCACATTTGACACTAGCAAACCCGGTTTTGGTTACTGCAACAGCGATTTAAAAAACCCATATTTGACTCGAGAACAGCTAAACGCACGACTTATATCCCCGTCAATTAACCCTGCTAGTTATCAAAATGTGGTGCCTGGTGTGAAAATGTAATTTGTGCTGTAAACGATATAATATTAAGTATTTAATTATTATTATATGAAAATCCTATCCATTGACGTTGGTATAAAAAATCTAGCACTTTGTCTTTTCTCCAAGACTCAACCCGACGACCCTTTCACAATAACCAAATGGGATAGCGTCGATATATCAGAGCAAGATGATATAGTTAATTGCTGCGAATGTGATAAACCGGCAAAATTTAGAAAAGAAGATAAATGTTACTGTTTAAAACACTCTAAGAAGCAGTCATTTCATATTCCAAAAACCGAACAATCCGCCGCCTTTATTAATAAACAGAAAATCCAAAAACTACACGAAATCGCAAATGGATACAATATTACACACGACGCGAAGGCGAAAAAGGTCGACTTGGTAGCGATGATTAATGAACACATAAATACAAAGTATTTTCAGCCAATCGTAGGCAAAAAGGCCGCCGACGTTGATTTATTTAATATTGGAGCAAATATTAAAACAAAATTTAATAAATTATTCGAATCCGAAGGAACAATTGATTATGTCATTATAGAAAACCAAATCAGTCCAATTGCTACCAGAATGAAAACCATACAAGGAATGATTGTACAGTATTTTATTATGGCCAATTTGACAGTTCATCATATAGAGTTTATTTCTGCTGCCAATAAATTAAAGGATTGTGACATAAAAGACAAGGGAACTTACGGCGACAGAAAGAAACTTGGCATATCCAAATGTTTAGGAATTATAACAAATGATGTCAGATTTTCTGAACATTTAGAATACTTTAACAAACACAAAAAGAAGGATGACCTTTCCGACTCGTTCCTTCAAGGAATGTGGTTTATAAATAACAAAAAGTTATAACCTAATTCAATTTCAATTTATTATTTACAATTCGTAAGACTTAAAATTAAATGTTCTATTTAATGAATAGATATAATGGCAGACATGATAGAAATTACTGAATTGGATTTTGACGACAACGCATCCGGAAGCAAGGGCGGCTTTGGTAAATCTACAAATTTTGGAGGAGGCCTTGAGCTACTCATGAACGATAGAATTAAGGACAGTAAAAAACCAACAAGTGATATCGATTTGGACGATTTAAATAATTTAGAAAATGAGTTGAACGATTTATCAGATGCTAACGAGAGCAGCAGTTATAAGCCAAAATCAGATTTTTTTAATAACCCAAGTGTATCATTTAGCGAATCACCCAGTGTCAAGTTGAACAACTTCGATGATGCGCCTAACCTTGGAAAATCCACATCGCAGACTGAAAATGATTCGAAAACGTGGGACGGATATGGCAAGTTTAATAATATTCCTATGAATCCCGATAAAACCGGCCCTGTCGAACCTAAGCTATCAAAGGAGGAAACGCTACGCGAGAAGTTCAAGTTTCTCAGACGTCTTGAAGCATTGGAAAAGAAGGGTATCGAATTGTCAAAAAAATACAATATGGAGTCGTCCTTGTTGGAAATGCAGGGTGAATATGAAACCATTATGGACGAGAAGTCCAAGCAAAACTCGGTGAAATTTCAAGGGAATATGTTGATGGCGGTTATTAATGGAATGGAGTTTTTAAATAGTAAATTTGACCCATTCGATATCAAGTTGGACGGGTGGAGTGAACAGCTACAGGAAAACATTAACGATTATGATGACATTTTTGGCGAATTACACGAAAAATACAAGAGCAAGGCATCTATGGCACCGGAATTGAAGTTACTTTTCCAGCTCGGCGGAAGTGCTATGATGGTTCATATGACAAATACAATGTTTAAAAGCGCAATGCCCGGTATGGATGATATCTTAAGACAAAATCCCGACTTGATGCGTTCATTCCAATCTGCCGCAGTGAATACAATGGCTGGATCTAATCCCGGGTTTTCAGGTTTTATGGGTGGTTTGATGAATGAGCCCCCTAGAGGAGGAGGTGGTGGTCCTCCGCCCCCAATGCAGACGCAGGGTCCAAACGCGATTCCGGCACCAATGGGAAGACCTGGCAATAACAACTACGCAAGACCCGACTTAAATATGAGTCGCAGCTCTTTTACAGATGATGGTCTCAGTCTTAGAGAGAATTTTGAGAGACCCGATATTCAAGATAGAACCAGCAAAAAGCAACAGGCTCCGCCGCGCCCAGAAATGAAGGGACCTAGCGACATTTCTGATATTCTTTCGGGATTGAAAACGAAAACAATTAATATTCAAGGACCGCCCGCCCAAGCGCAGCAAAATAACGACAATAGCACGATAAGCATTAGCGATCTAAAGGATTTACAATCTGAAGGCAATATGCCCAAACGCAGTGGTCGCCGTAAGAAGTCCGCTAGTAACACCGTCTCACTAGATATTTAAATTTATTAGTTTATGGTTTTATAATATAATTACATATAGTATAAAATGTTACATAAAGTTATTTCAACATATTATTTATGCAGACAAACGTAAGCCCATTTAAATTAAGACGGGGCATAAGATATACCTTTACAGATACCAAGGGAGACGAATTTAGAGCCAACCTCGAAACGTATCAATCATTGAATGGAATACATAAGATGGCAGTTAGGCTAAATCGCGTAGATCGACTACAAGGAGCGCTTTGCATGCCAATCGCACACATTCAATCTGTAAAAGCATTTGCCCTTCCACCTTCTATTCCGCTTTTTCCACACCTAATTCCTGAAGTCAGCATGATCATAAATCAATACATTTAACAGCGAAAAATCCGGTTTCTTTACTAATAAAAATAACTCATGAATGGAATGTATCTATACCAATAAGGCGATCGATAATAATCATAATCGTCATAAATATAGACTGGTGTTGCTCCGTAATATCCTCCGCCACCATAATAACCGCGTCCACCACCATAATAACCACGCCCTAATCCATGGTAACCACGGTGTCCTATTCCTCCGCGACCCATTCCTCTCCCTATGCCTCCACGTCCTCTGCCACCACCACGCCCACCTAGAGCCTCTACATTTTGAGAGCTACTTAAAAACCTCAATAGTAAAAAACATAAAAAGAATAGAAACGCACAACATACGAGTTTTTTAACACCCATCATATAATTATTGTATATATTATTATTTACAATAATTCAGGTTATTCAACAGTCACCACCTTTGCCAGATTTTTTGGCTTATCCGGGTTTAGCCCCCTATTAACGGACAAATAATACGCGAGCAGCTGTAACGGAATTATCCCCAGCAATGACGCATAACTCTTATTTTCAGGAATAAAGACCTTATCACACGCCAATTCGTGCTCTATAGTAAGGTCATTTGTTATAACCAACATTGGCGAATCTCTCGAAGCCACCTCTTGGCAGCAGTTTATAACCTTGCTGCGATGAGTAGAATCCAAATTTAGAATAATCACAGGAAAATTCTCGTCGAGCAACGCAAAAGGTCCGTGCTTCAACGAGCTAGCCGAATACCCCTCAGTATGGATATAAGAAATCTCCTTTATCTTCAACGCGCCCTCCTTGGCAATATATTCGTCGCTCCCCTTTCCCAAAATAAACATATTATTTGACGTATATTTTTTGGCGATTTCTTCCATTTGGTCCCTACATCCATCTAAGGTGGCCCTAATATCAGTCGGCAAGTTATGTAGGTCGCGCACCATTTGCGACCGTTTTTTGTCATTGATATTCTGTAAACTCGCAAACCATATTGCCATCATAGATAAGCAGACAACTTGGCTCGTAAACGCCTTTGTCGACGCGACACCAACCTCCTTACCCGCATTACAATATACACCACAATCAACCTCCTTCGCGATCAAGGAGTCAACCACATTTATTACTCCAATTGTTATTATATTGCGGTTCCTAGCTATTTCAATACAACGATGTAAATCCTTCGTCTCGCCCGACTGCGAAATTAATATAAACGCTGTTTCTCCCATTGTCGGAATATCATAATCATTAAAGTCGGCGCCATCGAACACCTGAACCGTATTGAACTTACACATTCTTTTAAAAAAATACATACCATATAATCCAGCAAAGAAAGATGTCCCGCAACCCAGAATTATTACATTACTTATTTTTTCCAATGACGACGCACGTTGCTCAAGCCCACCCAATTTTACCTCACAATCGTTTTTAATTCGTCCGCCTTTATTCACCGCGTTTAGCACAATGTCCGGCTGCGCATTTATCTCCTTCAACGTCCAGTGCTTATACGGATGTGGCGACAGGTCCGTCTCCAAAACGTTAACTGGCTTATTTGTGTATATATGCGAAGTGGTAACACTAATAGCATCATTCAGTTTTTTTATAACACACACATCATCCTTTCGCAATGTTATATAGTTATTTATTAGGTTACAAAATCCGCTCTGTTCTGAAGTAATTATCACCATCTCTTCTGCCTGACCGATTAATAGAGGCGATCCATTCCTAACACAGAACAAACTATCTGGTTCGTATGTAGTTTGAATAACCAATCCATATGTCCCCTCTAGGGCGTCAATTGTCTTTCTAATAGCGCCAGTTACATTGCGCACTAAGTTATAATTAAAATCTAGCAGATTTACTATTACCTCCGTGTCGGTTTGAGAATAAAATACATACCCGTCTTGAATCAATTTCTGTTTTAACATATTATAATTTTCAATTATGCCATTATGAACCAAAGAAAATTTACGATTGTTTGATAAATGAGGATGAGCGTTTAGATCATTTTTAATGCCGTGTGTCGCCCAACGATTATGACCAATCCCAACGCTTATCGTATCGCTCATTAAATTCAACTGTTGTAGTTTATATATAGCGTCCTCGGAACCAACTGAGGCGAATTTATGCACGTCTATTGATTCGTTGTCAATAACAGATAACCCAGCTGAATCGTAGCCTCTATTCTGTAATTGTAACAGCCCACTAATTATTAAGTTGTAAATGTTATAACTAGTCCCGCTATTCAAAAGTATTCCGTATATTCCGCACATGCTAATTAATTACTATACATATATTATTTAGATTAATTTACGTAATTATACTGATAAAAATAAATGTAATTAGTTGAGTTTATTTTAATATAAAAAATTAATATAATTAATTAGTAATGAACTGTAGACCAGGACAAGAGAAACGCCTTAATAATGTCATGACTAGTTGTCATAAAGGAGGGATCAAGATCAGAAATAGTGGAAATGCCGCCGCTGCGAACCCGTTTGAAAACGTAAATCCATTTAATAATCCAAATGAGGAGAAAAACGTTCTTCCCGTATATAGCAAAACAGATTACGATAGAATCGACCTCGATATTGAAAATTATTCAAGAAATGACCTATTTAACTTGTTTGGGGTTAAAAATATGAACCTATCCGAGGATACAATGAAGGAGTGTAAAAAAATTGTATTGAAAACACACCCGGATAAATCACGCCTCGATGAGAAATATTACGTCTTTTTCGCCAAGGCTTACAACAAATTAAAGGGGATTTACGAATTTCAGAATAAAATACAAATCAAAAAGGGAGGAGACACAAATGAATATTTCGAAGCCGAGAATGGTGCCGTTTTAGATAAAGTATTCGATACAAACAAAAGTTTAAAAGACCCCAATAATTTCAACAAATGGTTTAACGATCAATTTGACAAGCACAAGGTCGACGATGACCGGGAAACAGGTTATGGCGGGTGGTTAAAGTCAGACGAAGATATAGTTTATACGCCAAACGTAACTAAATCTAATATGGCGGCTGAAATGGAGAAGCGAAAGAAAGAGGTCCAAACCCTTACCACATACACGGGCGTTAAAGACCAGTTTGCTTCTACGTTCGGTGGGTCTGCGTTGATGGCCTATGATAGTAATTTTACTTCAAATTCTCTCTTTAGTGGAGATGGAATGGGATACACTGATCTACGACAAGCTTACGTCGAATCTGTTATACCCGTTACTGAAGATGACTATCGAAAAATGAAACAATTTGGCAGTGTTGATGAATATAAACGTCATCGCGAGTCAGTGAACACCAAACCATTAAGTAAGGATGAGGCAATGCGACAGCTATTCAACGAAAACAAACAAAAAGACGAGGAATCCACCGCATTAGCGTTTTATTATGCGCAACAAACAGAAAAGGCGAATAAAAATCAGGCGAATTTCTGGTCTGGATTGAAACAAATTTCAAATAAATAATCCACTTTTGAGAAAAGTGGAGCAAAATTATATTACCAAAGTAAATTAATTGATAATATAAATATAAATATAAATATTGAATTATTATAATGACAACTAAATTCGAAAATGGATTATTTATATTTAGACGCGACTTAAGAATAGTCGATAATAATGGATTAAATTTATTAAATGAAAAATGTAAGAACATTTACGCTATTTTTATTTTTACCCCCGAACAGGTGGGGTCCGGCAATAAATACAAATCAGATAACTCTGTTCAGTTTATGATTTCTAGTTTACATGACCTATCATCTCAAATATCTAAATCGGGTGGACATTTATACACATTTTACGGTCATAATGACAAGGTTGTTGCTGACTGTATTAAAGCGTGGGATATCGACGTGGTTTGTTTTAATTTAGATATAACTCCATATGCCAGAGAGAGAGATGCGCAAATAATTAAATTATGCGAGAGCACAAAGACGTATGTAATGTACGATTTTGATTATTATTTGTGTGAACCAGGTTCTGTTCTAAATGGGTCTGGAGATCCTTACGTCAAATTTACGCCGTACTACAATACTGCTGTTAAACAGAAGGTCGAACCGCCTGCTAAAATGAGAAAAACGCATTTTAAAAGTAGTAGTGCTCATTTAACTAACAAAATTACTTTGGAAGAAGCAATGAAAAAATTTGTTGGAAATGAAAATGCGGATATTTTGGTTCACGGGGGGCGACAAGAGGCGATTAAACAACTTCGTATAGCAGCAAAAAATATAAAACATTATGCGCAGACTAGAGATGAATTATCGAAACCCACCTCACAGCTTAGTGCGTTTATTAAATTTGGCAATATCTCTGTGAGAGAAGTCTATTATGCTTTCAAGTCTAATCATCCATTTATTAGACAAATATATTGGCGGGATTTTTACAGTGGCATTTTATATTCATTTCCTCGCGTATTAGGTCACGCTTTGAAACCAAAATATGACAAAATAAAGTGGCATCATAACGAAAAATGGTTCGAATCGTGGAAAAATGGTGTGACGGGAATACCTTTGGTCGATGCTTCGCAAAGACAATTGCTCGCGACCGGATGGTCTCACAACAGAGGGCGTATGATTTCATCAAGTATTTTAATTAAAATATTGCTTATTGACTGGCGTAAAGGAGAGCAATTTTACGCTCAGCATTTAGTTGATTACGATGTAGCATCAAATAACGGTGGATGGCAGTTCTCCGCAGGCACGGGTGCTGATTCGCAGCCATATTTCCGCTACTTCAACCCATATACGCAGTCAAAAGACCACGACAAAGATTGCGAATATATTAAAAAATGGATTCCTGAATTAAAAAATGTTCCGTCAGAAGATATTCATAATTGGAATGATTCTTGGGAAAAACACAAGGATTGTGGATACCCAAAACCAATTGTTAATTATGCTGAGCAGAGAGAAAAGTCAATCAAGATGTACAAGGATGCTTTGTATTAAAATAATCGTTACAGTCGTTATATTAAGCAATTTATTATTCAATACTATAATAAATGGCTATAGAGGCTACACTAATTAATAAAGATGGATTTTTATTTTCAATAGTAGAAAAAAACCATTATAAACTCACATTTTCGATGACAAATAAAAATATCGTCCTGGCAAAAATAATCGATTTCGGACTAATTAAGCTGATTTACGACTTAAACAGTGATGTATACGAAAAAATCAAGATAACCAAACTGAATGACAACGAGATTATTGCGGAACTCCTAATGAAACACTTTTTCGAAGATCTAGGATTACCGCAAAGATTTTCATTTATTCATATGAGAAAAATTGTAGAGGAAAGCAGGATCATTTTTCACTCACAATCCATAAAATCACATAGGCCCGAGGGAATGCCTGACGATTCCGAATTAATGGCGCTACAAGATTTGAAGTGTGTATGTAATATTATTACGCCGCATCTTATCGACTTTAATGTAGATGTTATCTTTGATAGCAATATGACTGTCCCGAATTTCGCAGAAAAAATGATTGGTATGATTTTATTAAAAATATTTACACGCGTAAAACTATTTATAGAAAATGTGCGAATGTAATACATGAAAGGAATCGCAAATGAAATATTGTTCGTATTAAGAGTTGGATACGCAATTGCTTCTGAATTGTTTTTATATATGATATTTAGAGACTTTAATAGTTTTATCGACCGAATAACACGTCATCTCGTGTCAATTAACATATTATGTGTCAAGGTATTTCAAGCAGTCGCATTAAATAACAGTTTAATTGACGAAAATATAAATAATCACCTATTGAAGTTTACTGACAATGCTCCGTGGACCTTTGACGACGTCTGTTTGGGCGATATTGTTAAAATAAGCGAGGAGAACAATCTCCGCTTAAAGTTGGGCTACGAACAACCCATCAATGCGGGGATGATTTCACTCGTATTTAAAGCATATCACAAGGATACGGATAAACCAATGATTATTAAAATGAAAAGAAACAATATTGAGGGAAAACTGGACGCTGCCATTAAAAATCTTCAGACCATTATGTATTTATTGTCCTTCTTTCCGACGATAAACAAATATCAGCTCGCAGAACTGGTCAAAAAGAACATTAATATTATTCAACATCAGACTAATTTCTTAGAGGAGGTGGCAAATATAGAGAGAATCCGCGCAAACTGTAAAAACCTGAAATATGTTAAAATACCCGCTGTCTATAAGGAGGTAACAGAAAAATATCCAAATGCGATTTTGATGGACTATATTGATGGTGTGAAAATTAACCAAATAAAAGAAGCTGATTATGAGGGGTTCGCAAAACAAGTAATGAAATTTGGCTTTGTAACCACGATTGTTCACGGCGTTACCCACGGCGACCTACACGGTGGTAATATTTTGTTCATCAAAGACGAACAAGACGAGAGATACAAACACAAAATAGGAGTCATCGACTTTGGCATTATATACGAGCTAGACGCAAATTATAAAGGTATGTTATTTGATGTATTAACAAATATGTTCACGACAGAGCCCAAAGAATCTGCTATAAAACTGTTAAACTCCGGTATCATTGATCCGCCAGACATTCTTAATCAGATCCCACAAAAACATTGTGATACTATAGTTGAGTTTACAACGAATATAGTGAGAGAAACTATTTTTAATTCTAAAAAGGCGAACCAGATTCAAATATACAAATTTTTATCGGCTCTGAAGGATTATCTAAATAATACTGAAATTGCGAATCTTGGCATTCGACCAAGTGATAACTTTATTAAGACGCAACTAGTGCTGGCAATGTCCCACGGGGTTACCCTAACATTATGTAAGGATGATTTTATGACACTAGCAGACAAAGTAATAAATGAACTGTTTCATACACATATGATATTGTAAAATTTGTGTAAAGCATTTGTATTTGATTTGATTACTGTGGTCATGAGTCCTTTTCAACAATTACCTCCTTTGAAACCCTTTTAATGATTTTTTCTTCCTTTTCAAAATCATTATCGCCTCTTCCTCCCATTGCTTCCATAATAATCTTGTTATATTGGTCGGAATATCGAGAAGAACTTTTGCCGCAATCAGGATGCGCTTCTTTGAATTTGGGGACCATTCTTGCATTTTTGTCCGCAACTTTTCTTACCATTTTATGCATCTTCTTTTGTTCATCATCTTTTTCCCATTTATCCTCGTCTTTGATGTACATTGTTTCTCTCTTCTTATCGGTACAATGAACCGGTCTTTGAGTAACATCAAGGTCCTTCAGGTTCTTTACAATAATATTGGAAATACCTTCCACGTAACCAAGCTCTCCAACCTTTTCAAGGTCGGATAACTGTAACTTAATTGACTCCACGAAATCTGTAATATTCATCGCATCTTTACATGTTTCATTCAAGAAGAAATTTAGGTTAAATGCTTTGTTATGTGAATTTGTATTAGTTGTAGTGTTATGGCTGTTTTGCGTGGTTCCATTTTCTAATACCTTCATCATCATACTTTTAAAATCTGATGTTTCCTTTATTAGTTCTGAGTTTTGTTTTATAAGCATAAGTATAAGTTGATCCTTATCTGAATGGTCAACCGAGTTATCAATATTGTCTGTTTCAATAGTAGAATTATTTTTGAACGAGCATGTTTTTTTGTGATTGTATAAGGATGCTCTATGATTATACCCTTTCCCACATTCACAACTAAAGGAGAATTCTTGTTGTATATTTGTTGTATTTGTTGTATTATGTTTTATAGAGTGTAAATGTTTATTAAAATCACCTTTTTTACAGCATATGTAATCACACTTTTCGCATATAAATTTTGGAGGAATTTTTGGAGAATTTTCCGTTGTATTTTTCATATATATATACAACAGAAAATTCTCCTAAACCTTTTCCTTTAAAAATAATAAAAAACTTATCGTCACAAACTGAAAATTATTTTTTTTGTGACCAGACCATAAAATTCAATTATGCAGTAAAAACTTGTATTTTACCAACTCGGTTTTGCCTTTTTCGTTTTTTGGACATTTATTTGTCCATTTTCATTTTCTGAAAAAACTTTCCCAGAGGAAAACTTGATATTTTCAATTCTTTAAGTATCAAATTTATATAATATATTAAATTTTCAAAATAGCGCGTTTGACGTTTAACCAATATCGCCGTCTCTATACAGCCAAAATTCGACGTCATTTACAGGAGTGACATTATTATTCATAGGAATTTGCCTTGTCTGTGGATCTTTATACAATAGTTTATTTAATTGGTTCTCATTAAATGCGGCCAACCAACAACTACAGTCACCGTCGCCATATGTTAGCCATAGTTGTTTGTTATCCCCACCACCATTCGTAGTTAAACCCATAGGAAAATTTAAAAAACACGTCTTGCTATTCTTTAATAACATAAACGGATGTGAAAATGTTTCCAGTTCCAAGGTATTTTTATTAATCTTGTATAAAAACATAAAATACACATTTTTTGGGTGAAAATTGCGAACCGCGACATAGTGGTCAGGTCTTCCAGGCACAACAAACGTCATTTTTTTATATATACAAAGGTTTCTTATATATGGTGATTCATCTTGTATAAACGTATAAATCGGATTGGATGAATATAATCCACCGCCAGGACGTGCGTTGAAAAAGAATTTCCCTGAACGCCCGTCCGCAAATGTAACTCTAGCGTTTATATTTACAACCGATAAAAACTGACGATCACCACCTATTCCGTGTTCCGCATCATTTACAACATTGGCGACAATATGATCTATTAAACCCAGACCATATGCGAATAAATGGTCCTTTTGTCGCCCGGCCACCGGAATTGTAAAATAATTAATTAGTGTCGCATACCCATCCGATGCCGGGTTGTATCCTGGATTAGCAGTTAAATAATTCTTCATTTTTGTATCAAGATACTTCCATATATCCATTTTTACATGTCCAACGGCAATCAGACTATTGCCGTCATCTAAAAAAGGGGTCGTGCTAGAAATTCGAATACCAGAGTCCTTGTAAAGGGCCTCCATTTTAATAAATATGTCGCTGTTTGGCGGATGTATTAATTTCCAGGAACGATCACCGTGAGGAGACGAGTCAATTGTCCTTCCATTTAAATAGTTATTTCGGCCCAAATGATTATCAATATTATGCGATCTACTATAAAATGCCATCCCTCCGCTTGGATTTATATCCGATGGACCACTTGTCATATCAAATTGTATCATCAAACACGTTTCGGGCATAAATACTCTATTTGGGTCGGGATAATGATAATAAAATGGAGCATAATTCTTATCAAGGTTCGGGCGCCAAGATATACAATTCGCAAGAGCTTCGTTTGTTCCATCTTGAGGATACGCAAAGGGGCTCACTTGATTTCCTGGAAAACCTAAGCCCCATTCCAGCTGACCCGACGTCAATTTACGCCTTAAAACCTGGATAATAGATATGCCTTGTTTAGAATCTATGTGACAAAACTCTCCATTATAATTACTATAAATACTCGCAGATGGATTTATTGTATTATTCACGACGCCCGCGCGATTTCCGGTATCAATCGCAGCTGGAGCCACTGGACAGAGGGTCGTGTCTGTTCGACCAATGCTTCCAACAACATATATTATATTTCCGTTCTCGTTTGTCCCTGGAATAGATTGACTATTATACGAATTAATAATACGCGCATCCCATGGAGCAGCACCTCCCGTATATAACAAGCCACCCATGTCGTTTAACATTTTTGAATACCTAGGTATAAACGAGTCGCCAGTTCTTTCAATAATTGTTAACATTGTAGCTTCTAGTCCCTTGCCAAGCGCGCCACTCATTCGAAATCTCATATACAAGCCCGCGGGACCCACCCAATAATTATATATACTTCCGGGATAACTTAGGTATTTTGTGTCTTTTATTTCGGGGTCAAACCCTGGAGCCGCGATTATTGCCGGATTAAAGCTTCCATTCACATCAAAAAATTTATTTGAACCAGTACCATTTGTTGGTTGTAAATATTTTACGACTTGAGAAAATACGCGAAAATCAGACGCCATTTGGGTTCTGTCTAGTAAACGACCACTGTCGTCCATAACTGCGTTAATGCGTGGGGTACATACATAAAAAGATGAACCGTTAAAGTCTTCTAACCACGTAAGCCCCTGGTTGAATATAGAGACTGAACTAGTATTTTGTCCCCGAAGACGAGGATTTATTCTAATAAACTCGTTCACCAATAATTCAGTTGAATCAAATATCCATAAAAATTTGTCTCCTGCGCCACCACTCATATTACCTTTGCTTGTATTTGGTTTACTGGTTGTGTCTGGTAACTTAGCAGCGTTTTCACTTGTATAATTATTTAGTGCCTTTGTAGTAATTTGCGTAGGTTTTAATGGTCTTTTCCTTAGCTCATTCATCTTTTGAAGAAGCAAGAAGGTCTCTGTATCATCCCAATCGCGAATCCGTGTGGTGTCCTTGAAAAATAACGCGGAATCGTCTTTTGATGTTAGCTGAAGTTTATTAATTGTGTCTGTTTTATTAAAAATATCGTTTTTAAACTGGGGTGCGTTGGATGAGTTTTGTTGAATGCTCGCCTCGGATCCGCCGCCCCTTTTATGTTTTCCCTTTTTACCACGAACGACTTTTTTGTTATGTCTTTTCGTTTTATTTACACCAGTCCTAGTTGTATTCTTATGCTTTCTTTTCGTTTTCCGCTTATTTTTTTCTTTACTAGAACTATTATTATTGCCAAAAATCTCTGATTTGGATATTTTCATATATATTATTCTTATATTATATTTTTATACTGTATTTATCGCGTAGTTTACGTCTCTTCCTTTTCAACAACAACTTCCCAGAATTATTACAATGACGCACGTTTTCTAACTCCTTCCCAAAATCAAAATCAAAATAATATTAAACTAAAATTAATATTATTATTTTCTACGCTATTTAGCTAACAAATTAGTCGCAATTATGGTTTCTTTCCTGTTTAGCAATGACAATATCACCCCACATTAATTTTTCTGTAAGATTGCCACGTTTATTTGTATATGTAAAAACTGTTAAAGGGAATTCGGATCCTGCTAATTTTATCGTATTAACTGATATAGTGCTATCAGGTGTAAGCGAATCATCCGCGACATTTTTGTTACTAACACCATTGTTATTACCCACAACGATATTGCTAACGTGTAAAGTACTTGCGTTATCTACATACATTACAGGTCTGACTACTGGATTATTTGCCATATCAGTATCAACAACCCCCACGCCGAATCCACCTCTGATAATGTTTCTATTATCAACACTGTCTATTACCATGTGTATATTTCCGATCTCCTGGGTTCTATTTGTAGAATCACAAATTTCAAAAGAAATATCCCCACCATATCGGGTGTTATTTTTAGTGGCGTTTTCATACATTTCCGGAAAAAGATACAAATTGCTTTTCCTTTTCATTGTGGACGCACTATACGTTTTAAATAAAGTATAATCTTGGTTTTTCACATCCTTTCCATCGCTGATTTCAGCAACACGTTCACACACTAAATTTGGATACTTATCATTTTTAATATACACGTGGTGTTGTTGTACGTTATTTAATATTTCTGAATTTGATACTGTCTCATATGTGTTCGAATAATTTATAAATCGCTCATCGGTGTTAATGCCTACAAATTTATTATCCGGATCAATGGAGCAATATTGTAATTTGTTGTATTTATCATATACGATTAAATCGCTGTTGCATTTTATGTCACCCTCGACATTCAACGCGGGTTTAATGTAATCAGTTATACAGAGTTCGGTCACGATTAATTTCAATGGGCCATTTCTATCATTTTTATAAACGTATATTAAACCAGAAAAATCCTTATGTAAATCCTCATACATTATATTTAATATATATCCATTACCAAACTCATCAATATTATAATTTTTTGAAACACATAATAAGAATGACTCGTGTTTAGTCTTGTAATTTCTGCCTTCTAGTGTTTGTATAGGTAAATTCTTTATTTTTTTAGATTGATCGGGATTATTAAATGCCGCAAAGGAGTTTGATATGAAAGCGTTAAAATTGTATTCTTCAACACACGATTCGGTTAATAATTTAAGATTGTCCAAGGTATATACTGTAAACTTCATAATTGGATTCGTGATCATATTTTTACGTATTGTCTCGGCGCCTTTAATGCTATTTGTCACGATTGACGGTTTAGTAATTTTCTGAATAATTTCATTCAGATATAAACGAAAAGCAGAACATTTATCGAAAAAGTTTTGGATAGATTGGTTTCTATTGATCCTAATGTTGAATGATGCCAAATGGCTTCCAGTTATAATCGCATATAACTTGTTGTCTATGGCATTTCTAATAATGTAATACCGAAACCTTCTCACTCCATTAACCCAATTAAATTGATACACTAGTTCAATACCCGAAAACATTTTATAATTTTGTTTTAAATCTGTATATACCGAAATTAACGTATTTCTTAATTCAACTATATTTACGTCGTTTACTTCCTTTAATGTATTAAACTCTGTTAAACGAGGAAATAACCAATGATAAATCATTTTGTCGTCTCCGCCTAACTGAGAGGCTTCGTTTAGTTGTAAAATAGCTACATAATCAATGTCAGTTTGATTCGTGAAAAAGGATTCTACTTCTGTCGCGATATTTACCTTGCTCAAATCTAAATTTTTAAAATGATCAATAAATTTATTTTTTCGAATAGAGGAAGGATATATGCTTGCGCCAAATCTAAGAATATCCTCGACACTAGTATCGCGTATATCTAACATTGATTCTGGAGTAGCAGTACAAATACCAATCTTACACATGCTGTTAATATTATTATTAATCGGGTCTATATGGAACATATCGCGGCTTAATTCATCCTTCACTAATAAATCGCCAAACAATAAATTATCTGCCCTCGTTATTAAACCCTTGTCAATGTAATCTGATAAATTTAACCCGGTACCAATCATATATTTTGTTCCATTTACTTCAACTATGGTGACAAAAGATACTTTTGTTCCATTTTGCCATTCATAATTTACAAGAAAGTTGTTGTTAACGGTTTTAATGTCATATGTGTTGTTGTAAGTGGTTAATATAGAATTTACAATATCAGAAACATTGATATCGCTACCTTTAATATATAAATTTCTGATATCACGGGTAGCCCAATAAGGATATACTTCGTGTAATAAATATTTTATACTCGATAAATCTTTATAATTATCAGAAACATTCCAACAGAAAAAATAAGGAGAGTATCCGAGACCGAACCTATTTCTGAATTCTCCGTTGTTTATATGATTGACAAATTCAGTAATGTCGTTATTTTTTAACTTGGCAAATATGCTCTCGTTATAAAGTAGCAATGCTCCATAGTTTAAAAACCGATTTAATCTGCCAAACGCGCCTATAATTTGTGTGTATTTTTTCTTGTACGATAGATCGTTAATGTACGTCTCCGCTGATTTAAATGTTGTTATAAAATACAATTCACCTGACATCATAATACAACTCATCGAAGTAAGATAAGTATAATTGTCGTCAACCAATAATTCCAAAAAGGTCAACGTTTTTGACACGTTATTTTTAAGCTCATCGCCCATTCTATATATCTCATTTGTGATCTCATGGATTGTATCAAATGTTCCGTGTTTAAACGCGTTTGATGCGAAAATGTCGACTCCTAGAGGTTTATATACAAACCGAAGATCGGTTTTAGTTATATTTTTTGAATTGGGAACCTTAAATATGACAAACTGCGATTTAAATTCATTTAATTTTGTATTTTGGATATTGGATTGTAGGTTTGATAAAACCATCGGGCTTAAATTTGTCATCTGGTTTATCAGAGTCGCTATGTTGTAATTGTTTAATGAAAGCGTTTTAATTTCATTGATTATAAGAATCATATTGTTATTCGATAAACAATCAATATCCATCAATCCCTCCACTTCAAATGGTTCTTGATTAATTCCCACTTTGTCGTGAAAGCACATAATTTTATTTATGTTATCCGATTTAATAATATATTCATTTTTATAATTCAACAAGTCAAGGGAACCTTCAATTACCGTGTCCCCTACAATATTGTTTACTTCTGTTTTAAAGAACGATTCAATATTTAGTTGTTTTTGTACAAAACATTTTTTATTACCAATGGTTATCATCTTGACAATAACCACATAATTAATATTGTTCAGTTGATGCGTAGTCAATGCGATTTGCCCGTCATATAAAGTGGGATAATTTAAAAATAAATCGTTTACAATATTTAATAATGTTTTGGGGAGGTTTTCATTTGAACCGGGAATATGACATTGACTAAGAGGTTGTCCTGTAAATGAAGGATATGTTATCGAGTGAACACATTTTAAACTAGCAAAATTGAGGGGACTTCCAAATTCCCAGACGTCCATTGCCGAATCTGGAGAATATGAATAAGCATTTAATTCTTTAAAAACGTCTGATATAGCCTCCGCAAATTTTAAATAATTAGAGGATAATTCCGCACTATTATTATCAGCGTTAGGTATAAATGACTTCAAATCTACTCCCGATTGAGTGTATATCCATTTCGAATCGTCGGTTATAGATTTTCTAAAAATATACGCATATACTTTATATCCATAAATCCATTTTTGAATCGTAACTACATTATGAAGTTTACTGGTTGGATCATCTTTTATTAATTGTTGTAACATCTGAACATTTTGTCTGCGACGCTCCGTTACTAGAGTGATTAAATTAGGATGCTCGCTTGTGTTCTCAATTTCATATGTATACTTTCCAATTAGAAAATCAAATTCTTTGTGTATGGATATAGATAATATGTTATTATAGTCAAAATCAGCCGGCACTTCGCTAAGACCGAAATAACTCTCATCACCTAAGAACTTACTTTTATAAATTGGAGACAATGTTGCGTCATACCCAAATTGTCTTATTTTATCTTGGTTTTGCTCAATTAGATCGTTTATATATGCGGCGCGATATATTGAGGTTTTGAATACGTTCAAACTATCGACTACTTCATCTATTGTGATATTATTTTGCGAACTATTCACGCCACCCGTATTAGAGTTTTTAATATCTAGTACCTGGTTTTTAACGTCTAAAACAAGGCTTTTAACATCTACAATATCGCTTTTAACATCTACAACGTCGCCTCTAACATCTACAACGTTGCTTTTAACATCTAAAACGCTACCCTTGACATTCAATACATCACTTTTGACACTTAAAATGTCGTTCTTAACGCCTAAAAGTTCGCGGCGCAAATTCATACCTCCCTCATTAGATGACGAAGATTGATTATTGTTGTTGTTTGTAACCGTGTTGTTTGTAACAGCATTGTTACGAGATTTGTTAACAGGCGTTTTCCATGAAAACATCATCTTTGCGTTATAACATATTATTTTATTATTATTCTAAATAATAATAAAAACAATACAGAAGCAAATCAATAATCAATAATCAAAAGTATTTGTAACACAGATATAGTTTACATCTTATAAATAAAATTGAAAAAGATATAAATGTTTTTCAAATATATTACAAATGGAAATTAATATATTTGATCAATCAACAATGAACCCAACTTTTATATTTGTTGACGGAAGTTATTACAACTTTTATCGTTATTATGCGCTGTTAAATTGGTGGAAAAATGCCAACCCAGAAGATCCCCTAGACGATCCATTTCAAAACGAAGAATTTGTGGAAAAATTTAAGAAAACCCACGTAGCAAATCTCAAACAAATCCCAAGAAAATTAAAGTTGGACAAGACGATTACGCCGATTGTAATAGTTGGAAAGGACTGTAAAAGAGAGAATATATGGAGAATGGAACTCTTTGACAAATACAAGGCTACTAGAGTTGACACCGGTTTCAAGGGCGGTCCATTCTTTAAAATGGCATATGAACAAGAACTATTCTACAAGGGCGGCGCAGATGCTATTTTGAAACACCCCAAGTTAGAAGCCGATGATTGTATAGCAATCTCGGTAAAAAATTTATTGAATAGATACCCCGGCTGTCAGATTTACATAATTACAAGCGACAAGGATTATTTACAATTAAAGGCACCAAATGTGCACTTATATAATCTTGCCTATAAAAATATTGCCGAAAACAAAAGTTCAACAGGGGATGCGCAAAACGATCTTGAAATTAAGATTATAATGGGAGACACAAGCGACAATATTCCATCCGTATTCCCAAAGTGTGGCCCCAAAACTGCGCAAAAATGTATCGAGGATCCTGAATTCTTCAAAAAGAAAATGGACAATAACCCGGAATATTATAAACAATATGAATTAAATAAGATTCTAGTAAATTTTAATAATATACCTGAAAATTTGGTGGAAGAGTTTAAGAGCCAAATGAAGATTAAGTGAGTATTTTACATATCTACCTTCTGCGGGTTCTTCGGGCACCACGCTTCAAAGTGCGCCGCCCCTTTCGGGAGCGTTTTTTGCTTGAACGCTTACTCTTCTTGGCACCACCACTACCACCGAACTTTGCCGGTTTATTTTCATAAGAAATATTACAATCAAGGAAGATGGAATTAGACTTGGTAACATTGGTAACTTTCCACATACGAAGGTCTTGGTCGAACACACTCGCGTTATAAAACATGTAACCCATGTCGACAACCTTTGAGACATTCCATTTTCCGATTGGTTGGTCGAATTCAGTCGCATTAGAAAACATACCTTTCATCCCGGTAACATTAGACACGTCCCACCGAGTAATATCATCATTGAAAGTCGTCTTGCCTGCGAACAATTCATCCATATTCGTCACGCTGGACACATCCCAATCGCTGATATGTCCGTATTGTTTTTCGGCGGCATCACGATTCGTGCACCAGAGATTTACTGCCACCCTGATATCGCCATCCGTTCTCGTCAGCTTCTTACTACGCGACAAGGGTCCAAACATGACCTCTCTGAAACCGGGATCAGTTAGGTTAGATACAGGCGCGTTAATGCCCTTCTTTATCGCATCTCTTCTTATCATCGCCAAACCCCTTTGCAAATCATATTGTTCTTCAGTAGCTGGATTTTTAGGGGGAGTTGTTGCCATTTATATATATATTTATAAATTTAATTATATATGTGTGAACATTTTACAATGGGTCTAAACAGAATAAATAGTTAAGAAAAATAGAGATGATTGATAATGAAAGGCTTTAGCGAAGGAGTATGATTTATATATTTTTAAGTATATATATATATATAAATTATGACAAATGTATACACGGCGGAACAAGGATGCAAATCGTCAAGAGCCGACGCAAGACACGATTTCCATAGCATTTTTAATCCAGATAAGCTACAAGGTTACGTAACGAGTAACATTCCAAATATAGCAATTTCTGCATGTGAGACCGCATTACAAGAGGACCCATTTATTGATGACCAATTATTGAAAGCAGCTGCTAAGTCATATGATAACAAATCAGACCCTCAGTATGTGTTGAAACAATTAAACGCAAATATTAAGGGTAGATATAAAGCGACATATATTGAAAGACCACAGCATAAATTTGACGCCCCGTACGATAAATCTTTATTACAGAAACATTTTCGAGATAATACTATAGTGGACGACATATTTTTTGTATGTGATGTCGCTTATGCTAACGTTCGTGAAGATTTAAAATTTGCTGATACAGAATTTTCACAAACGTTTTATTGGGTTCAAAATGCTCAAACGCTTTATGACCCAGCGGGAAAAACATCATGGCATTCAGATAAATCATATTTTGATGTTTCAGAACCAGTGATTACTGAAGGTGAAAGTCTAGGTGGCGGGCCAAAAGAAAAAGCGCCAGCGCAAGCATCAGCACAAGCACCAGCACCAGCACAAGCACAAGCACCAGCACCAGCACAAGCACCAGCACCAGCAAAAGTAAAAGCAGTGCGCCCCCAAAAACCTAGCGACTTATCAGTCCAAAAGTCGGATTCTGCTGCTAATATTGAGCAACCCACATCACCAGCAGCAGAATCATCAGAATCGTCCGCACTAGAATCCCCCTCAGAACCACCAGCAGAACCGCTAGCAGTACCCTTAAAAGCATCATCAAAAAGTAAAGCGTCATCATCAAAAAGTAGAACATCATCCCCAGCATCATCATCATTATCAAGACCCACGTGCCCAAACTATTTTAAAAAAGATGGTAGTAAATTTGTATTTTGTTGGCAAAACGCCGGTCTGGACAAAATTATTCCATACACAATATGGCCAGGAACAACCACCGCGTACTCTTACTCATTTTCAGAAGACGTTCCTGAACAAATGTTATACACGAATAAAAATTTATATTTAGGCATTCGTTCCGACGATGTTCGAGATTATTCTACACACGAAGCTTATTTAATAATTACGGACCCTACAAAACCAAGATATTTTGGATTTTCTGATAAAATATTATCGGCCAAAGGATCCGGCATATTGAAAGGTGCCGATTTGGCATCTTATCGCGCAAAAGGCTATGACTTAAAACGATTCGTCAAATTTGTCGATACGCAGATAAATACCCCCGACAATACACGATTGTTTTTAGACGAGGTTATGGATTATTCGCCGGAATTACAGGTCTTGTCAAAAAAGACAGGAGATGCTTCACAATCGTTATCGTGTTGTAAAAAGCAATTCAATTTACAGCGTTTTAAAAATAATAGCTTTGGGCTTGCCGGAGGTATTGAAGCTTTTGTTTCGAATGGCAATCACGCATTTGTATCATTTGATAGAATTGCGTGGGCGTCTGCTTTAAACTACAACTGCCCGATTGTTATAGCAAATACCCAGAATGGATTTACTGTATATATTCGGAACGACTTATTAAATGTCCATAATCAAATTGATAACTTTTTCCAGATAGTTACTCCTTCTGCCACTATTAGTGAAGCTGCCACTGCTCCTGCTACTACTGAAGCTGCCAATCCAAAATATAAAATGCTGGAATCATTTAAGGATAAAGATGGCAATTTTGTAATTGAAAAATATTATAACGACATCCCTGACTTAGTTACAGAGGTTAAAGCAGCAATAACTGAAGCATTTGATAATTTAAATATTGACATTGATTACAAAAATGACCTTACGTATCAAAACTTTTTAATTGCGCATTTTTTGGAGATCAATACATTTAATTTATTTTTAAACCTAGAAAAATCGGTTTTAAATTTTACACAAGAAGATTATAACACAAAAATAACCACATTATATCAGGATAAAATAGATCTAGTTAAAAAAGAATTTGCCAATATGTCACCAGCTCAATTTGATGAAGCGAGGTACAGTCTTGCTGGAAAAAATTCTATAAGCGAAATAATAACATCTATAGATACAAATATCACTGATATAGTTAATAATATAAAAGTTATATACGAAGGTGTAGAACCCAATGTTATTCTTAAAGAAAAAGACAAGGCCAATCCAAAATATAAATCAATTATAATTGTTTTAAAACATTTACAAGAGATAATTACAGGCATCAATGAAATACAAAAACAGCTAGCATTAAATATCGCGTCTATGAATTCGCTAATTGAATACCAAAAAGGAGTTGGTCAAATGGGGGATTTAACACCTGCCGCGTTAGCGATCAATTTAAAAAAGCTACCTAAGGGGGTTGCTAGCAATATTTTAACATGTACACCTTACAATTATTGTGTAACCAATAGTAAACCAGCAAGAACTACAGATATATTCTTTGAAAGAAGCACAACTATTTTTGGAACAACTATAGTTATTTTACAAATATATAATACACTAAATAACAATACATTTAAACAACTGCGGGACTTGTTTATGGATAAACTATATAATTTGCTTGGAAACTTAGTAAAATATGGACAAGACAACCGTTCATTTGTATCTATTGTAACGGCAGCAGAAGGTTATCTAAGGAGTGCTTTGACAGCAGAGCCAGACAAAGATAGCGTTTTGGAGATTAATGCTATATTTGCTGGTTTGTTCACACCTACTGCCACGCCCTCTACAACACACGCTACCACACCCGCTACCACACCCGCTACCACACCCTCTACCACAGAAAAAGAAAGACCAAAACAATCAGCTCAAAAGGCAACACCCGCTGCCGCAGAAAAAGAACAACTAAAACAATCAGCTCAAGAAGAAACGACCGATTACGTAGATAAACCCAGCGCAGAAGATAAACAGAGAATGCGAGCAATATTTAATCAAAAAAGACTATTCGTCCCAGAAGGATTCAAATCGGCCCGGGGTTTGTCGTCTCGAATAAATGAAATACGCAATGTAACGTCAATGATAGCATCTTTATTAGGAAGCAATCCAGAAGAAAATATTTCAACTGAAGTTACAAACGCATACGAAACGGACACTTTTATAAAAGGGTTCATCGGCATATTTATGTTTTTGAGATATACGGCGACAATGGATAAAACTGATGAGACGGAGGAGACGGAGGAGACGGAGAAGAGCGATGTAAGGACCCCTGTTGTGTTAACCCCACATAACCGACTACCAGAAGATAAAATTGAAGTTGACACAAAGTCGACTTCTTCTTCTATTCTTGAGACGCAAAATGACATGTTAAAACGTCTATTTCAAGCATTGTACTTAGATTTTGGTGTAGTAAAAGCAGATCCAAGCAATATCCAAATAATGGAAAAAGAAATTAAATTTATGATGAAGCCCGATTTTAGTTTTGAGGCTTATAAATCAGAACAAGATAAAAAAGAATATGTAAAAAACAAATTACTAAAACCATCTACGCGTCAAAATACTGCTGACGCGTTTATTGACAACATTATATCACAAATTACCAATATTATTGATTATCGTAACAACGTAACAGAAATAACCGCAGAGTATAATGCGAATATGGCTGGCTTAAGTGATTCTATTTTTACTATGAATTCCTTCACAAAACTATTAAAAATGAATGTAGTAACTTTTGGAAATAAACCGTTAACTGGTAAATTTGAAGGTATAGACGGCAACGAAATAAATGTAAATATGGCGCTGTTATATTTTGTAGAAAATAGATTTAGTAGTATGAATAAAAAACCTGTCCCTCACCCAGAATTGATCGGATTATTCAGTCAATTATTTGATCAGACTGGTTTTTATAGTTCTGAATTTCTTCAATCGGATCCAAATATTAACCCGGATGAAAAAGCAGGTGGTGGGGGTGGTGATGATGTATTTAGTGTTATGCATAACTTGTTTGTATCTGATACAGCCGAGTCTAAGGCACTATTTAACCAATATAGAAGAAACTCATATTTGTTATTGAATCTACCTACAACATATGAAATTGTTACGAATAGCTTTGGTTCATATCCGTTTGAAATCAGGCTTTACCTACAAAATTTAAACAAACAATATATTCAAGAACAAGCGAGCAAGGAATCTCAACAAAAGTTTACAGAAGTTTTTGGAAGCAAAAAAGGTCAGATTACCGGGCAACCACCGGTTTCATATGACACGGGTAGAGGTTTCGATCGTCCCGCCGCACAGGCATTAAAAGTTGGCGGCAAAACGCGTAAAAATAAAAGAAGGATAATGCCAAAAAGAAAAAGCATGAGAGATAAAAGAAGCAAAAACGGAAGAAATAAAACAAAAAAAATACAGAGGGGACATAAACGTAATAAACATAGTAGGCGCTTTAAAACGCAGTAATTTGCAAATTGTCTCTAACAAAATGTGCCTCCCCGTCCTTTGTCCACTGAACAACTAGGGTGATAATTTCTACTCCCGCTTCAACTGCCTCCTTGACCGCCGCCCTATATTCAGGGTCGATAATAGAAGGCTGGAAACATTCAACGTCGGTTCGTTGTATTACATAACACATAATACAACGAGTAATGGATTCTCGTTTGATTAAAGTAAGCTCGCGAATATGCTTCAGGGCGCGCGGGCTCACCGTGTCGGTGCTTTTTTTTCGGTACCCATCCGGGAAATAGGCCACCTTAGAATTTATATCACGATCGTCGTAACATTTATGTTTCCGATCTTTTGCGGTGATGTCTTCATAATCCGCTAGGGGCACATTTTTCACTTCCATAATAAACGGGACGCCGTTACAGTCAATCCCGGTGAAATCAAACCGCGAGTCCACCTTGCCAGCTACATATATGGTTGTTTCTCTCTTGTACCCCCGGACGTTCTGTAACCGAGATAATAGATTATTTTTAATTGCGGATTCCGCCAAGTTTTCTGCTAACTTGGGATGTATTCCGACGACTATTTCAGCGCCACGTTCGCGGATGACTGATAAATAAACTTTAAACTCACAACTAATTTTATTATTTTTATTTGTTTTAGGCACCGGAGCCATTAATATTTGTGCCTCGCGATCTGCTAACCCACAACAACCAAGCGAGGCTGTATGGCCTAGAATTGTTGTATTTAATGTGTGAAGGAGAATATCGGCGACATATGGTGATTTTATTGTTTTTGATGGGCGATTTACAATGGTCCCGTCAACCAGTCCATCGATTTTAAGCATAAGTGCTGCCATTTTGATTTGTTATTTGCTTATTTAGTATTTGTATAAATAAAACTCAATTTTATTTATAAAAAGTATTGGTATAATAATATATTAATAATATAAGTATGTCTAATGTACCGAATGAATTAATTATAACTATTAATACAAGTATTCCGGGGTATCAGAAAATAAAATATACTCCTTCCATGACAATCAAAGATTTAAGTAGCGATGATAGAACGGTATGTTTTGATCCATTAATGAAACTTAGTAGCTCAGTTATAAATAAGATACCGCCCGACTTAAGAAAAAAACAATTTTTCAAAAGGGGGTTATTCCAGTCACTTCTTAATTACACAGATGGACCTAGAGCAGAAAATTTAATGCAGGCAACACGGAAGGGTTTTGTAGACAATAATATTCGTGTGACACTAGATACAATTTTTAATGACAATAGTGTAATATACATTGGAGGAAACCCGTATGTTATTGCGGATATTCAATGGACGACTGCTGAAAGGAAAATAGATACCAAATTTAAAAAGGAGGAGATTGATAAAAGTAAAATAACAGATCCAAATTTATATCAAGTGGCAGTAAGGGATGATATTATAAGCGGCGAGCAGCAGTTAAAAAGTCTCCCCGATGTATTGATTTATGGAGAGAATTATACTAAGGATGCATCTGATCTCGCAATGGGCGTTAAAGCGAAAAAGGCAAAGGAAGAAGCAGAGGAAAAAGCAAAGGAAAAAGCAGAGGAAGAAGCATATAAAAAAGCAAAGGAAGAAGCAGAGGAAAAAGCAAAGGAAAAAGCAGATAAAAAAGCAAAAGAAGAGGCGGAGAAAAAAGCAAAGGAAGATGCGGAGAAATTAGACGCGGTGAAAAAGGCGAAATTAGAAGCAGAGAAAAAGGCGAAATTAGAAGCAGAGAAAAAAGCGAAAGAAGAGGAGGAAGCAGCAAGACAAAATCAACTAGTTCTAAGAAACAAAAATAATCTACTCAGATTAGAAAATGGTTCATCGAAAGTAGAAGAATTACCAGATCAGCCACCAAAGCCGCCAAAGCCAGCCCCACCTCCAGTAATGCCTACACAAAAACCTCCTCAATTAGCCATATCGACCAGGTCAAATACATACTTTAAAAACGTAATTAAAAAACGCGGCTTTTATGATTTAATAAATACCGTATTTCAAAAAAGCATTCCCGAGATTAAATCATTTATACAATCATCTTTACGACGAACGACATCTGTAAATGTCCAAGAGCGAGGTAAAAATTTAAGCGAGACCGCATATGCGGCAAGTGTAGATAGCATTAAAATAACTAGTAACGAGGGAAATGGTGATTGTTTCTTCATAGCTATAGCAGATGCTATAAATAACCACAATTATTACAATCAAGATGAACGAATCATCAGCGGCCCGGTAGGGAAAAAGTTTGGTTCAGGCAGTAATTTTTATACGTCGTTATATTTGAGAACGATAGTGTATGATTTTTTACTAGTATGGCCTCAATTAGAGAGCGCATTTGACAATATTGCTCCTGTATATGTGGAGGAATTAAATAACAGATTTTCGCAAGATATACGAGGAATTAAACAGGCATTGAGAGAGAACGGTCAGGCCGATGACATTACAACTGAACAATATGTAGAAATAGCAAATGGTTTGTACAAATCGGGCGACAATTTTTTAGTTGGCAATGTAACAGGAGTTCCCGTTAATATAGATGAATACGATACACCATTCAAGGTGATAGAAAAAGACAAGCTAGAAGAATATATACTAAGCAGCAATTATTGGGCAAACGAAGTGGCGCTTTACGCGTTATCTTCAAAACTAAAATTAAACGTTATGCCCATTTCTATAGAAGAGGTTGGAAAATTCCCAAATACGAAGAATAATATTAGTATGAAGTTTTGGAATTTTATACAAGAATATAATACGTGGGATAAATATTTATTTTTGTTTTACCACGGCGCGCACTATGAGCTCATTCATTTTGAGTATACTGTAAAGACTCCGATATACAACAACGGTACCCTTATTAGGACCAAAGACGAGATAAAACGCAAATATATGTTTAAAAGGGAAGACCCTTCGGATTTACCTCCTATTTATATGTTATTCATAATATTTGGGGCTGCTTATAATACATTGGCAAATGAAGCAAAACGCACCTTCACATTTTACAAGGAAATTATGGGGTCAATCGCTGAAACTGTAAATACAATATGTAGCACGAAAAATGACAAAGATAACAAGTTATTCTTTGAAAAATTTAAATCGTACTTTATAAATGATTATAAATGTCCGGCACCTAAAAAGGGTGGAGCGCCACCTCCGTATCAAAATCCATATCAAAACCCGTATCAAAATCCATATCAAAACCCGTATCAAAATCGGGCGATAAATATGTTTAAACGCAACGACGTCGCCGACTCGTCGAAATTAGCTTATTATATAACAATTGACTTGGAGGTCCATCCGGGTACGAGTATTAAACCAGAAGAAATGAAGACGTTAAAATGCCAACAAAAATGGAACGCAATACGAAAGGCCTACGCGAGTTTTGTCGGCAAACCATATACTATTCCGCCAGTTTATCAAACAGTAAAAGGCAAGCCAAATGAAGCCGATAATCAAACGCGCAACAATAAACGGGGTGGCAGAAACAAAACAAGAAGGAAGTGAATGAGTTAAAATATTATCATAATATAAAATTATAATAATACACATATTGTCTTACGTATAATCTAGTCAAGATTATACTTGTAAAAATCGAATTTAGAGAACGCTTCCTTCTGTGCCTGTTTGAGCTTCTCTCTTCTAGCCTTTTCCATGATAGCAAGAGCTGCTGAATATTCAGTTTCATTCACAACGCCATCGTTATTCGTGTCAATTAACTTGTGGAGAACTCTATATTTATGCGGAACAATGCAGAGCTGGCTTTCTTCGTTGAAGATGTAATCTGATAAAATTGTAAACACAGCTGTCAACCCTAGAGCGCTATATATGTCACGTGTACCCATCCAGGCCATAGAAAACACTAGCAGTTGTTTGCTCACTGTATATTTAAGATATTCTTCGGTTGATTTGCTAAATTGAATGGTAATAAATTTAGAGCCAATGTTGAGAAGAATCATCACTACACCCGCAAAAAATTTACTATTATTCAAATACATAATGTGGTGGTTAGCATAAGATAGACCATTAAATAAGGGTGTAAATATTGTTGTCTTTCCTCCGTTTTGTAACGAGTTATTAGTTGTTATCGTCGGATTAACTTGTTGAACAGAATTCATTATTACTAAAATAACATATTATTATATTTTTACATTATGCCAAATTTTCTAAATAAATTAGACATATTAGACGACGTTTTGTTATAAAACCCTTCTCCAGCAATACGCGTATTTCTCATTATAGGTCTATAAAATGCTCGTATTTTTGGCGTAAAACTTTCTACACGTGGCGAAGAGTTAATAAACGCAAAACTACAGACGATTAAAAATAAAAAACAAGCATACAACAAATGTTTCATATAGATTCTATTGATAAAAAGTTTTATGCCGATGAAAATAATCCTCCCGACAATACAGATTTATCTGCGGGCTCAACATTATCAGATTGAGAACGAGCGTTAGAAAAAACGGGGACCTCATTAGATCGTTTACCTCTTAACAATGTTCCCTCGCGTTCCGTTATGTTAAACCCTTCTCGTCCTCCAACAAAAGTTTCTCCCGTTGAAGCAGTAGGTGGTGTTGGCGTGGAAACCGCACTCGATACTGTAGTGGTTACCGTGGAAGGTTTTTGTTTTTTATCATCAGCAGCACCATCAGCAGGCATTTTATCGGCATCTGGCATAGGAGGAGTTGAATCTGTAGTTGTAGATGGCTGTGATGTAAAACCTTCAGACGATCCTAAATAGCTCTGGTTAAACATAATTATAACAAACAAGACCGCAACTACTCCTAAAATTTTATGAGTATAGCTGATACCAATAATTAAACAGATAAGAACTGCTCTTCCTAAAGCAGTGTCAATTAAGAAATCGAAGAAGCGCGATTGACTTAATATAATAACGAGAGTTAGTGTGCTTATAGCTCCCAGAGTAGTTTTACTATTAAACTTGAAGTCCATATAAATATTCTGATATAATTTATTTTACACTTTTGGTCATAAACACTAAATCTATTATATAAAAATAGCGTGTTCAAAAATAGTCAATATAAATTTACTTGTTACTCGTATTTAGATATAAGTAGTGTAGAAAAATTAGCAAAGTTCACCGTGTTAATATTAAAATATATATAAGGCACAATTTCAGTCTGTTTTTCAAATTATAATCTAAATTTTTAATAAGAATGTCTTTAGCAATGTTTGCAGCTCCATTTAATGATAATATTGATGAATCTAATACTAACAATTCGGATAATATAATGAACAGAAAGCGTCGTGCACATAGTAGAACGCAAAAGGTATTTCCTAAAGAAGAATTTAATCAAAATAAAGTTAATTCAGTTTTAGAGAAAATTCACAATAACCCTGATGGCGATGATGACGATAAGGACGACTTTAATCCCCCACCTAAACCAATGTCTATGGGTGGAGAGAAAACAATCACATTGCCACAAAAAGAACATATGTCAAACATGTCTTCCACAAATGACGTAATGTTTAGAACATTAGGAAGAGCACCTCAACCAAACTATGAAAATACTGATAATTTAGACTTGAATGACTACAGCAATTATGGTGACAAAAAAACGAACGAAGAGTACTATAAAAAGGTTCTGACTGGATATGCGCCGGAAAAAAACATTGTGAATCGCCCCTATTACAATACCGCGAATTATGTTATGCCGGAAACACCCAGCCAAGACGTATTGCTTCAAAAGTTGAACTATATGATAACCTTGCTAGAGGAACAACAAGACGAGAGGACAAATAATGTAACCGAAGAGGTTGTCTTATATTCCTTTTTAGGAATCTTTATTATTTTCATTGCGGACACATTTGTTCGAGCAGGAAAATATGTTAGATAACGAAATACTTTATATGTATTTAGGTAATAAATAAATATAAACAATTTAAAACCAACGCAATATATTACTTTAACAATAATGGTAAAATACATTATAATTCATAATAAACACGAGGGATGCTACGACTTTCAATGCTACGAGGATGAGGCAACTAGGATGAGACTAACGTCCATAACGATTAACCCGCCGAAAATTTTCCTGTTTGACAACAAAGAACAAGCACACGATTTCTTTGAGGAGTATATTAATGACGTGGACGTGCTTGATATCAGATGTAAAAAGGGAGATGAAGTTGAACATTTGGAGTATTGTACATGCGGAATAATTGAGTTGGACAATGAAGATAACCCAATTCTATTTTATAATAAGAAGAACCAGATTTTTTTGATGGAACACGGCCCTCAAGTGTTCTTGCCGAATCAGGAACTAAAAAATGACATTAAAAATCTAAACCTCACCAACTCACTAATGCGTAAATGTAAAAAATTGAGCCGAGAGCAACGCAGAAGATATATCGAGCTAGGTAAATATTGCGAAGAATGTACTACGGGGAAAAAGGAGAAAGGCGAGGAAGATGATGAAAGTGAAAAGGACGACGAAAGCCAGAAGAGCGGAAGCGATAGTGATGACATTTAATTAATAATGAGCACCTTATTTGATTTAAATGTCGGATACGCGAAATTGTAAAAAAAATATGCGGTTGGGCTTACTATTGTTGGTTTTGTTTTTTGTTTAATATTATTAATTATTATATCATTGTCTGAAATATCTTCTATAGCCGAAAATCCAAAATTGTTTTCAGCGGATATTTTCCAAAAACTTATTTTAAAGCCCTGTATAAAAATATCATCGTTCGTCTTGGATATAGATGCAAAGCAACTCAGAACCTCCATATTTTTTTCGACTTGTACACACGTTTTTCTGAAAAAATACGCAGAAATGATATGGTCGTCAGCCATTATTACATAAATGAAAATATTCTTGGTCTTAATTAGTCCAATAATGTTTGTAACTTCGGTATTAATTGTAATGTCAAATTTTTTACTGTTTTCCTTTATAAAGTTGAACAAGAAATGGAAGTTTTGCGGTGTGATCGCAAGTAACTTGTATTCTCCTGAAAGTTCACGCGGTTTTGTCCAAGTTGTAACAGGAAACCCATATGTTGAATAAACACACAACGGGACAATTCCGGTAAGTTCATCTTCTCTCTTGAATAGAGATACAACAATGTTTTTATTAACGCGCCGCTGATTATAATGATGTGTTTGGATCAGTTGTTGAGCAATCCCTTTTTTTCGGTTTAATTTATCGACGCATAAGTAATCGACATAATATGCGCTAAAATTCGCATCTTTGTTTCCATTATTGATAACCACATATACGGGTCGAGATGTCATTGTCCCGACAACGGATTTATTCGTAACGACGGTGCCTTTTTTTAAGTCAGTAACATATGTATCCTCGTTGTAAAAAGATACAAACGATACCGCATTATGTCCCTCTAAATAAGGAACTATATTTTGCGCCTCAGGAGAGAATATATTGTCGTTGTTTTGAAGATATTGTGTTCTAATTAAATTTGCGAATCGCTGAATTTGTAATGACGACAACTCGGCAAATATTATGGTATCGATATTTTTAAAATTCGTATATTTATTTTTTTCGGGAAGGCAATTAATAATGATACCAGGGGGCTTTAACATGAATCCTAAATCGTATACGTGAAACACTGGTTGGATGGCCCAAAACCCGAATTTCAATCTTATATAAATAAATACTACAAATATAACTAGTGTTGTGAAAAATAGTATGTAAGATAAATATTCTAACATACTATTCATAATGTTTTATTTTCGATCAAATAACTTATGTGCGCTTATAATAATTCGTTATTTTATTAACGTTTGCATGCTGAGATGTAAATCTGGTAACGCTATTTTTATAAAGATCGTGTGCGAAATTTCGGTTTCTAAATGACCCAATAGTAACAGACTTTCCCTCCAAATCCTTATAATGTGAGAAAAAATACTTTATTTTCTCTCTTGTAGCAGGATTAATATCGTATATATTTGTATATGTTGAATAGCACGGGTCGACATTTGTTGCTGGGGTCATTATCAGTTTGGGGTCTACGCCCTTGTCATCCGATGTTTCCAACACGCCAATCAACCTACATTTTATATAGCTGCCGGGCACCAATTCATCTTCCATAACAACAATCGCATCTATTGGATCGCCATCTTCACTGAGCGTGTTGGGAATGAAACCGTAATTAAAAATGTATTTGAATGGAGTATGCAAAACTCTATCGCACACCAAAGCATTTCGCACCTTGTCGTATTCATACTTTACAGAACTGTTCTTAGAGATCTCAATACAGACCTCGATATTATAATCGTCATCAGTTTTTGCGGGAGGTCTACTACAGAGTTTATAAAAGATATCCGAATCGATACCTTCCATTTGTCGTGATATTTATTCAACGGAATTTTTAAATCATTTTTGTTGAATTATATACTTAATTCGGTTTTGTGAAAAGATACAAATATTGGTTTTCATATGCGCATTTCACCAAATCAATTTTACCCTGAAGAATAAATCCGGAATCTTGGGCTGCATTCACAATAGTCGATGTATCTTCCATGTACAACATTTGCTGCTGTTTACGAACTTTACCATCCTCAAACTTAAATTTCTCGTCAAATGTCGCAATATCCTTTTCCTTGTCTAAATTGAAATTAGCGGCATATTCAAAATCATTAAATACAATCTTAGTTTTCGTAATTCTCTCTTTGGCATATTTCTGCGGGGAAACTACATATAACGGGTTTCCTGGAGGCAAAATCGGGTCGAATGATTCTCTATCTACCAGATGAACAATAAGGTAACCTCCAGGCATCAACCACTCAATACAATTATCGAAAAAGTGACGTTTATCCTTAAAAAAGTAAACCGTGAAATATAAGCACAGCACGTGCGTTAACGAGTTCATCTTAAACAGTCCGTTATCTAAAGCATTACCCACCTGAAAGTTTAGCGTAGGGTAATTTTCCTTGGCCTTTTCTATCATGGAAGGAGAGATATCAACACCAATAACCTTTAGTCCTTTGGAACTTAAATTTGCCACCTGATGACCTGTTCCACAGCCAATATCTGCTATTACGCTGGCCTCCGTAGGGTTGCTTTTATTTATAATTTGTCCAACCTCATAATCATTTCTGATTCCATTAAAAACAAGATAATCATAAATTCCGACATAAAAATCGTCATAAACATCATCCCCTTGTTTAAAGAGAAATTTATCCGATGTAACCATGCCCTCCTTAACTGGCATTATTGCCTTAAAAAATACAATTAAAATTAGTAATATAGCAATCAAAACCAATATTTTTCCCGAATTAGATAGTTTGTTATAGAAAATTGTCATTGACTTTATTGTTTTCATCTATATGTATATTGTTGTTATTTTTTTTGTATGGTTTTTAAATATATGGGTGATTCCGAAATTAATGATATTAGAAGTATGGGAGATTTTAAAGGTATATCATTTTCAAAATTTAAAAAAACAGACGTCAAAAAAGAATTGCTAAATAGTTTAATAGCTTCCAAAATAGAACCTGCGTGTTATTGGAGTGCGGAGTTGATATGCGCCGGACATTATGGAGACTTATGGGAGACGATTTTATATTTTTATACAAAACATGTTCATTTAGGCAATCCGCGAATAGCTGTTTATCTAGAATTAAGAGTGAATAACTTTAAAGAGATTATTAACAATGGTTATTCAAATAATGAATTACGTATGCGAAATAACGAGAAAATCCGGCGATTATTTTGCGAAGTAATGTGTGTATTATGTGATGCGAAAAGGAAACACAGCTTCGATAGTATCAAAATTAAAAAGGAGGATTTTGATATGACGCAAATGCGCGACAAATTTAAGGCCCCAAATAATAAATATGCACAGTTAGTATTTTTGGATGAAGACCCAAAAGAACTGTTTCCTGCTGTAAATGAACTCGCATACAATATTTCGGACGAAGGTAAAAATATTATGACTGCGTGTTATTGGCTAGAATGGTTTATGGAATTTGAAACAATATGTAAGGGTAAGAAGGAGAAAATCTTTTGCGAGCGGCGAAACTTTTCACAGGTAGACACCAAATCACAGAAGGACATTATTTGGATTATATGGGATCTATTTTTAAAGGAATCAGTGAAACGGTCGAAGTTTATAAAGAAAACGATGGATGCGCTTCTCTCCTTGTTTACATTAAGATATTCGTCGGGCTGTCAGAAAAAGAGGAGGAATATACTTTATTTCGCGATTTCTTTATTAACTGAAAATAGCATTAGCACCGAAGAAATAATCCGGCCTTCACAGCAAGAGATCGTAGGAAATATTCTTAAAAAATCGAATATAGTTTATCAACAAATTAAGAAAAATGAGGAATCGCCTGGAATGGAGTATTTATTCAAGAACGTAAAATCGTCAAATCTAGATAAGACCATTGAAAAATTAGAGACAATGAACTCGTTTGGCGAAAGTTTTATCCCCCGAGTATAAATTTTAGTAATATTTATTTATAATTTTGTTCATGTTCGGATTTTTTAAAATTCAGATTTTTATTTTATTATTCGGTACTATTATAATAAATGGCAAAGACACAAATGAAAAGAGGCGGAAAAGCTAGAGGCACGCGTAAAATGAGAATGTCGGGTAGTTCTTCGTTCGCTGCGTTTCAAAAAGAAATAACGGTTGTATTCTTGGAAATGTTATTGATGGTGAAATTGTTTCACTGGAAAACAACTAGCTATGCTACCCACAAAGCTACTGATGATTTGTACACAAAGTTAAACGCAAACATAGACGAGTTTGTTGAGGTTCTTTTGGGTAAGACTGGTGTAAGAACAGATTTAATGAGCAACAAAAACATTAGACTTGTTGATTTAAGTTCAGCCGAATCATTAAAGAGAGAAGTCGAGGCATTTAAGGGTTATCTAGTCAGTTTAAATGATAACGCGGCGATGAAAAAAATGTCCAATACTGATCTATATAATGTTCGCGACACAATTTTAGGCGACATGAATCAATTTCTATATTTATTAACATTTAAATAAGATGCGCAATTATAATTAAAATTAATATATATATTTTTATTATAATGGATAACTCGAATAATTTATCAAGTTCAATATTACAATCAAGCCCTCCCAGCAGCCCTCCTAGCCTATCGATGAGCGATTCCGGAGATACTTCTGGCTTTTTCGATAGTTTAAGTAATATAAATCTAACTACATGGCTACTTATTATTTTAATTTTAGCATTTCTTGGGTTCAACATTTTTGTTTATTTAGCCAAAGGAACGCAAGATTTTACTAGTTTTTTTGCGCCATTAATGCAAAAAATATTCGGAACAACTTTGTCTGTAACAGGGCAAACCGTAGATGTTGCTGCTGAAGGAGCCAAGGCGGTTGTAGGGGGGTCCGCAAACGTAATAAATACCGGGCTAACAGCGGTTCAAGGCATTACTCCAAATGGCGCGCCGAGTAGTTTACAAACGCAATCTGTTCAGGGAACTATACCGCAACCAGACGTAACAGCAAATAATACACTTAACCGTGCGTTAAATACATCGCAACAAACACGACAAGGTGGCGGCGCAAACGATGAATATGAAGCCCACGAGGCGTCCAGTTCTATAGGCAAAGCTGGTTGGTGCTTTGTAGGCGAAGATAGAGGATTCAGAAGCTGTGCCGAGGTAGGCGTAAATGACGACTGCATGTCCGGTGATATATTCCCAAGCCAAGAATTGTGCATTAACACGAATTTAAGGGCTTAAATAATAAAACAATTTGGTTTATTTAGGCGTTGTAATTTAGAAGATTATTTTTTTTGTAAAAATATAAATATTAAGTTATATTATAAAATGACCGTCCTACAATTCTATTGTTCCGCGTTGTACACTTTGATCACCGCTAACAAAGGCACACTCGACGCCTTTGATGCTCTACCTGGAGATGAAGATGCCCAGGCTACAATTTCACTCTCCCTAGACTCCTTAAAGGATGTTTTTCAATACAAGCCTAGTCCGACAAACAATGATAAACCCAAGTTTAGATTGGTTACAACCCCTTCAGGATTGTTGGGCATTGATTTAGATAACTGTGTTGTAGCTACGAACAAAGCCGGAGGCAATACTCTTGCCGATCAAAGAATCGGATATGATTGGACAAGATACTTAGCTACAGTGTTGTTCAATAACTTCAGAGGTGCTGAATTCTTTAGTAATGAAGGTGAGGCAACTAATCTACATGAGGCCTTCGCCGATCAATTCGAAGCCAAATTGGATACTCAAGTGGCCATATCCAATGGCACCGAAACGGTATCTAAATCTATATTTGATCAGATTGCTGCTGCGGATCCGGCTAGATTCGGTACGGCAGAAGCCCCAATAACACCAACACCAGCTACAAATGCGCCCTCCGGCGGTGATACTATTGGATGGTATCAAATTCCGCTCAAGGCGACTGACGAGATATGCTTTAAATTTGAAGTTGCTGCTGACGCTGACCAAACATCTATTATTACTGATATGGCGAAAAGACCCGCATCAATTGATAACCGTGTATACTTAATAAGAATACAGGTGGCATAAAATTTATAAAATAAAAGTTATTGTTACATAGTAAAAATATAACGCTTCTAAAAAATTAATATTAAAAATAATATTAATTTTCTTTCATATACACAATAAATATTACAACAAGTTACTTGATATTTAGGTCAGATAAAATAGCAGACATTTTTTCAGGATCATAATCCAAATTGTCAGGCATTCCATACAAATTATGATAAATTGTATATTGAGGTTTAAGTGTTGCGATACTTGCTTTAACCTCAACATTGGCAATAATCGCGCGGTTTTGAATTTCAGTGATATATTCTTTAAGCAATGTCATATCACGCAATATTATTGAATCTTGTCTCCACTGTTCAGAAGTCACCTTAAGTGAATTCAGGTTGTTTTTTGTATTATATGAAAAATAAATCGTCTTCCATATATTCATATAAAGGTCAATCATGTTATAAAAATAACAACTAGGATCTATTAAGGTCTTTACATTGTTTAATTGCATATTTACGCGGTTAAAACTCTCTAAATTAATTTGATAGTCTGATGATTGATCCCTGGTATTAATCAGGTTGTTCATTTGTTCATTCACATAGGTAAATTCGTCACTAGCTACTAACTTATTAAAAGTTGTATAGTCACACGTTAAATTATTGTTTCCTCCACCATTACCCCCACCATTATTACCACCACCATTGCCTCCACCACCATTATTACCAGTGTCGACATAGTAATTCACATGGTCAAATGGTATAACATTTTGGTTTATTTGGTCTGATTCGTGAATAGTAGTACGCGTTTTAATCACAGAAGTAGCGTGTATTTTGAATTTAGTGTTACTTACAGTGTATTTACTATAAGCCCCTACGTAAGACTTCATTGTAGAATCTACGGTTTGCAAACCCTTTGTTCGAGATAGTTCTGTATTTAAATTATTAATATACCGCGCGATTACAGGAATCGCATCTAATTCATCTTGAGTGTTATTTTCGCCTGATAAATTGGTTTCCAAAATTGATCGCATTGATGACATAAGTTGGTTTGTTTCATATAATTTTGGCAATAATATATTATTTACTGTGGTATCTTGTGCGACTGAATAACCCTTAGGTAGATTCGTTCCCTGGTTAGTATTTAACGTATTAACATTGTATAAAATAGTGTATAAGAACCCTGTTTTCGATATATTTTGTATATTATCAAATGGTATTCCATCAATGTATATATTAAAACTAGAAATAGGATAACAATCGTTTCTATTTGGTATTATTAATAACTGAAGTAACCCGGGGCTAAACGCATTTACGGATATCGTAGGCGGAGACGGTGTAACCGCACTAACAAACCCCTTGTAACCCTGGGGCCATTTATTGCCGCTATTCGTCATAACATAACGTTGTCTAGGAAACCAGGTTTGAACTTGTGTATCCCAACATAAAATCGCAGAACCAGGCACATCTGAAGCCGAAGCAGGATTACAAATTACCGAAGATGTGGCGCCGGTTTGAAGTATTTCGCCAGTGCAAGGATTCACATATGTTCCACATACTAGATTACCGCCATCCTGTACAGAAAAACCAGTGCAACCATTCGGGTTTGGAACAGCATACTGGAAAGGACCGGAAATATTATTTGGCTTCCCAACAAGGTTATTTGGAAATGGGAGTGTTGTGGAATTCACTCGCAGCAAGCCGGTTGTATTTGGATTCGTATACGTTTCACTCTGCGTAGCAAACACTTTGGTTCTATTCGGTCCAAATCCTTTTGCTAATTGCGAATATTTCTGTTTTTTTGTTAATTGTGAGCTGTTTCCTTTATACTGCAGAATGTTGCCTTTTTGTAACAACTTGTCCTCATAATTTGCTTGTGCTAAAGTAACTGTTTGATTTGTAAGTGGAATATAAACAGACTGATAAACATTATTTGAAGCATCAGTAAAAGTACACGGGTTTTGAACTCTAGACCACGCTCTCGGCGGACGAGGGTTGTACTTATATGAATTTGACATCTATATATAGATTATTTATTTATTTACAGTAAATAATCTATATTCCTTCGACTAAAATCTACGGAATAAAATCGGCTAACACCTTCTAATTACTCTTTACTTACATATTTTCACCTGCGCTATAAAAGAACCATCTTAACGATAAATAGTCAAATAATTTATCATTCATTCCATTCGAACCAATCATCTTGGTATTTGGACCCGCGTTCGTTAGTTGCTGAATAGCCGCAGTTCCTAAAGCATAATTGTAATACCACAAATTAGAAATATATCCATCAAACCCACCGTTCATTGCCACGTAAACATTACCGTAGTTTTGTTTCGGGACGCCTACCAAGTTAACACTTCGCGCGATTGTTCCATTCACATATACATCAAGCGTCGTATTTTGGCACCTTATGATAACATTAACCCATTTATTGAGAGGAATATCCGGTATCAATAATTCTTCATTTATAACGTGGAAAGTATTCATCATAACGACAAGTGTATTCGTGTTCGGCGCAATATACAATCCAGGGGCGTTGTTTGGCTGTATTAGCCCATTCTCTGCTAAATTACTATTTCCCTTACTAAAAATGTGTTTATATGTTGCGGCATTTCCTGATTTATTTAGACTGTCAATAAATAACCACACAGACCACGTGAATTCGATGCCATTGGTCGCATCAACAGATCGATAAATAGTAACCGCGCCATTACTGCTTGGATCTTGCTCAAACACGATCATTTGAGACGCATCAACCATACCATCTATAAGATGCGGTGACTCGCTCGGCTTCAAAAAATAAGACATGACTGAAATACCGACTCTTAATAAGATAATAAAAGCAAAAATGATCAATAACAAGAACGCGAATTTGGCTATCAAACTATTAGACTCCAAAAATTCACTGGTCCCAAAAGTTCCACTATTTGTCGAAAATGAATTAAAAGTACTATTACTGCTCATTATATATATTAAATAAATAAGAAAATTAAATAGTTGCGAACAATTAAATTGTTATACTACTTTGCGTATTTCCATTTTCTACTAAAGATACTTGAACTTGATAAGCACCAAACATATTTGTCCATGAAGAATATCCGCGAGAGTATATATTCCAAGCCTCCTGAGGATTTACAGAGTTGGGGATGTATTGTAATTTAGATGTCCATCCATCAAACCCGCCAGTAGGGGTCACGAAAATATTAGAATTATTATTAATATTTGCGACACCAGGTAACAAGCAAGTTCTTACAAGTTTTCCGTCAATATAAACATCTAGTGTTCTGCCATACACACTCATGGTCAAATTCACCCACTTCTGAATGGGAACATTTGACACGGAACACGTATGAACAACAGTGGTTCCTCCGGGTGTAGTTGGTTGTTGGTCAATTCCCGGGAAACATCCTAAAGAAATGGAAATGTTATTCTCAACAGCGCCCAAAACAACCGCCGGACACGGGTCTAATCCGCTTACACCGTCGACAGATCCGCTTCCTTGTCCACTCGCCGCCCCCATTCTGCCAAATATCACCTTAGGCTCACCATAACGATAATTCCAATTATTCACATAAAACCACACCGAATACGCAAAATTGCTGGCCGGGACATTACTTCCGTTTGTTGCTAAAGATGAAGCCGAAATTGTAGAAGAGGTTTTGCCATCCTGTATGCCTTGAAGTAGATACGGATCTGTTAAACTATATCTTAATAACATCAAAACAAGAACAATAACGACAATTGTAATCACGATAGTTAGGGGACTCATTGTATAATATAGACGTAGAAATTTTCTAATTAAATTAGTGAATTAATTAGAAAATAAATTTTGGCTTGATGAGCGAAATACTTAAACAACCGCCTTTATTGATGAGTTCACCTGATTTATATTTTGGGCTAAGATTGTTTTGTTTGAATCGTTAAGAACCGGTGGAGTCTTGTTTTTAACAAGGTTGTATAAATAATAGATGTTTGACGCATTTAAAGCGCGTTTAAAATAAACAACATTACATATTCCCCCGTTAATACCATTCTCCTCTCCAATTGTTAGATTATCAATTGTGTAATATGGCACAACTCCTACACTTGATTTGACGAGGTCTCCGTTTAAAAATATATCCAAAACGCCGCCACTATAATTAATGATTATATTATTCCATTTCTGTAGTAACATCTTGTCATTAGTATAAATAACTCTGTTACCATCTTCATCAAAATCCGTCAATTTATTATTGGTTATTTTAGAGAGATCCTTCTGATTCATAACTATTTTTAGCGTATTCGTTTCGCCATTATAAAGGACATTTGGTTTGTTTCCGAAATTCAATAAGGAGGTATATTTACTATAAGATGGGTTTGTATTCGGAGGAGACGCATCTAAAAAGACCCAAAAGGAAATAGCATACTGGTATTCAAAGTTATCGGTTCCATTTAGATCTTGATAGGTTCCTAATGAATACACCGAATTTGTATAAACAGGCTTATTTACAAGCTGCGTGCCGCCTTGCGTATTTATTATATTGAATACAGATGGCGTATAATAATAAGCAACTAATAATACAGACGCAGCTATTACCATTAATAACGACCCAGTTGTATTTGCGTCCGCTTTACTTGATACGATATTGCCAATACTATCAAATATGCCGCTAAAAAAACACGGAATATAAAAGATACTATTCATTATCATTGAAAAAAACGCGTTTTTATTTGCGTTGCCGGCCGGTAAACGAACAACGACCGTTTTATATATTAACCCAAGCACTAATATAACGACAAGTAAATTTAATATCAGGCTAACAGTGCCGGATTTTCCTGCGGAATTTTGGACATTATAAACCACCCAAGCAATTATCAGCCCTGATATAACAATTCCGAATAAAACCAACAGCGACCGTTTGAATATGTTCAATTTATTATTTGTTGCCGAATTGTCGCCAACGTCTGAAAATACGCTGCCGCCCACTAAAATTGACCATAAAATACAAATTAGTAGCAATATAATCATCGAGCCCCCCGCCATCTCTTTATCGTTGAAAAACCCCCCAGGGTACTTTGCGATTATAATGGCAATAGCTATAATAAATATAAGAAACCCTATGCTGATAAACGATGAAAACTTGGTAAAGTTGTCCAGGAAATTGCTGGATTTTGATCCAGACGGTGTAGAAACAACTTTGTCTGGCAGTGTTAATAAAACGATTAGGTATAAAAAGGCAAAAACCGTGATTAAAATGGTTAGTAGTAGTGAATACCCAAAATATTTTTGAATATACCCACCTGGGTCCGCATTGTAATAAATAATAAAAGTAGTGATCAGACAGAACATCAATATCATCATTTTAATCCTTTCGTAATTTACGTTAAACGCTTCAACATAGTTGCCTGAGGCCCCTTTATAAAACATGAACGCAGACCCAATGAGAGTAATCGGAGCTATAATGTGGGCATATTTGTTAATGGTTTCGCCGGGCGTTATCATGAAAAATAATATTAACCCGATTGTATAAATAACGACGTAGGTAACATTGCTAATTTGTTCAAATAAGCTCTTAATCTCTTTAAAGTTCGGCAATAGTGCTATGCATATTCCTACTACTAGTAGAATAAAGAATAAAACCGCAAATATATCAGCCGCCGCTTCTTCCGCTGATTTACTTGGTTTGCCTTTAAATGGATTTGGGACCTTGTTCACAAAACAAAATAAAAAAATAACCAACACAATTATAAATGCCAGAAGAGCATATAATATTGATGGGGTTTTTAATTCTGGTAAAACATTTGTATTTGATGATGTGGCAGGTTCCATAATATATTATATTATTATAATACAATAATATAAAAATAATAATCTAAACTGACTGGTCCCTGTTCCAGCGTTTATTTGCGGTAACTTTGTGATTTACATATTTTCATCTGCGGTTTTTCTGCCATGACAGTTACGGCATAATGCGATTAAGTTTTGAACATCATTTCCACCGCCATATTCTAAGCGGACTTTATGATCAATTTCGAAAGTATGATCTAGTTGTGATTTACAGTTGCCGCATTTCCAGTTTTGATTCGAAGCAACGTATTTCTTTTTTGTCTCGCTGACAGAGCGTTTGGTGCCATTTTTACCCGAGCTGGTTATTCTTCTCTCCCCACAAAAACCCGGGGAACTAATTCCATTAAACGATTCCATAAAACCTTCTTCATCTGTCTCGTTTTTAGACGTAAAATCTATTATAGGGCTCAACATGTCCAATGAAGACTTGTCGATAGGCATAAGTTTAACCACATTATTCGCATATAATAACATATTTCTTCCTTGAGACGGGTTGCGTTTAAGCATTAAATAGATCCCTACACCAAGTAGAACATAAAAAATCATTCGGTAGTATTTTTTGAACGACAGTAGCATTTTTGTATATTTTCCATCCGCATATGCGTTGTATACAAAAAATGCTGTCAAACCTAATACAAATATTTCTAATCTCATTATATATAATAAAATAATAATAAAATAATAATCGTAATATTATAAATAAATAATAAATAATAAATAAAATCTATACAAATACTATATACGATGAATCTATTGTTTTTTGTAGGAATGTTGACATTTTTGTCATCTGTTTCATCGTTTAAAGGTTTGCGTGGCACCGATTATACAAGCGATGCGCTAAATGATCAGATAACCAGCTTACCTGGGCTTACTACTAAATTGGAATTCAATCAATTCAGCGGCTATTTGAACTTGCCTAGCACTGAAAAACAAATACACTATTGGTTTGTGGAATCAGAGACGGCACCTGCCGAGGACCCACTTGTTTTTTGGACCAATGGTGGGCCTGGCTGCAGTGGGCTAATCGGTTTTATGACCGAACAAGGACCGTTCCGCCCAGACAAGAATGGAAACGTGCAATTAAACCCTTGGAGATGGAACACAATCGCAAATATGGTATTCTTGGAGCAACCCGTAGGCGTTGGATTTTCATACTCTGACAACAGTGCTGACTATAAAATCGGCGACTCACAGGCAGCAGAAGACAACTTACAGACAATTTTAATGTTTTTAAAGCGATTTCCGCAGTTAGCCAAGTCCCCGCTGTTTATCACGAGTGAATCGTACGGAGGACATTACATGCCCACACTGGCTTCCCAAATTGTCGACTATAACAAGAAAAATGGTGGCGTTTTGAACTTTAAGGGATTTGCTGTCGGGAACCCATATACTGATTATTATTCGGGTGTTGGCGCTGAAATGGAAACGTATTGGGGTAAACAACTACTTCCCAAACCATCGTGGGATAAATATGTAGCGAGTGGTTGTCTCGAAGTCGAAACTCAATTTAATAATACGGCATGTAGTAGTTATATTATAGAGTTTATGAATAAAGTAGGTAACTTAAACCCTTATGCGCTCGATTACCCCGTTTGTATTACTTCACAACAAGCACAGACTACGGAGATGATTCGCAAATCAATCGCAAGGAATACAAACGATCTTAGTGCCTTTTTCTCCGTATTTAAGGCAGCAGCAGAAGAATATGTGCCTTGTGAAGATAACTATGCGGCGGATTATTTAAATAATAATGCCGTTAAGACTGCTATTCACGTAAGGACTGATATTGTGTGGGCGGAATGTTCGAGAACAGTTAAATATGAATACGTAGATAAAATGTTACCAATGGAACATTATTACAAGGATCTCTTGAATTCTAGTAGTGATAAAAATCTACGAATTCTTGTTTACTCTGGTGACGATGATAGCGTTTGCGGAACCGTTGGAACCCAGAAGTGGATTTGGGATTTGGGATTCAAAGTAAAAACAAACAAGTACTGGAATGTTTGGGAGATTGATGGTCAAACCGCAGGATATATTACACAATTTAATACGCCATTTTCGGATGCGGCTCGTCTAACATTTATGACCGTTCATTTTGCGGGACATGAGGTGCCAACATACAAGCCCAAAGAGGCGTTTTATCTCTTTAAAGCATTTTTGTCAAATGACTATTCCTTTCGCTAAGCTGTTGTTTTAAAATAATTTATACATTTACTAAATTATTTTATCTTGTTTACCTTATATTTATTTTATATTTCTCCTCTTACATCTTGTATGACATCGCCTCCTGTCCATAAGCGCCCTGCATTTTAACACTACGCATAAGCTGACGTTGGTCGCGGGTCATGCGGTAAATACCAAACATTGCCAAAGCAATAAATATATACGGCAATAACACTAAAAACCACGAAAGGGTCTTAAATCCCTGGTCGCATAGCCATCCTAAGACAAATGTCCAAATAAAGGCGAAAATTAATTTCATGGCGACCATCATAACTCCGGCACCACTAAATAACGCAATAACTGAAGCAATCACGGCAATAGCAAAATAAAGTTTTGCTGGTGTGCAAATTTTACTAAAATCCCTGTTCATTATATACTATTGTTATATTTTATTTTAAGGATAAAAAAAGAGGGTTTTTAAATCTCCTTGGGCGGCGATCCCTACTGACAACTGTAAGAGTTTTACCGTTAGATTTTTGTTTACTACTACGACGGTTTTTACGCGTCTTGACTCCGGAACCAAGATCGACTTCCTTTAACGTACTTTTAGAAGCTGATGAGGTTGTTCGTTTTTTGCCAGTAAATGTAATATTCAACGCATCACCTAAATCCTTTAAATCTGAATAAAGCATTGTCATATCTATCGGTTCGTGTCGTGGTTCATATACGTATTCGTTAAAAATAAATTGAAGGTATTGGAAAACCTGCATTTCATTTTTTGTTAATCTAGAGTAATTGTTGCTTAAGAGCTCAACTAGTGGGATATATATGCTAATAAATCCCCATATATCGACAATTTTAATAAAAACTGTATTAAGATACTCTCTAAGATCAAGTTTACCGTCTTCTTTAAAACGCGTAAAATGGACCAACACGTCAACAATGTAATCAACAATGCACGGCATAGTAAATTGGGATTCGACTACTTTCGGAAGATCATTTTGGGATACAGATTCGATAGTATGACTATGTAAAGAAAACATAATTTCGTTTATAAATTTATAATGACCCGCACCTCGTTCTTTCATCCATGAAATTACATAATCTACAACAAACGGTTTTAATTGAGCTTCTTCTGTAGCACCTCCATCGGCAATATATTTGGTATACCTTTCAACAAAAGAATCAGAAAAAATAATTACAGAGAATGGTACGTTAAATTGTAGCGGTCTATTTCTCCATGTTTTTGGGAATGCCTCCCTTCCAGCAGGGTTATATTCAGTGGATAATCCCCAGTCGATCAATCTAGTTTTCAATGATGTCAGTTCGCCTTTTACAAGAACATTCGAATCTTTAATATCGCAGTGATATACGTGTTTTTCATTCATCGGAACAATTCCCTTTTTTAGTAATTTAACAAGATGTGTGTGTAATGCCATGAAACGTCGGAAATCGGGCGCTTCATTTATGTAATCGTCGACTGGAATGCCACCATCTGGCATATTTAATGTCATTAATTTCTGTATGTTATCGTTAATGTTTTTCTTGGTTATATTTGTTTTTTTTAATGCGCTACATTTTGCGTCAAATGCGGTTAAATCTGTCTGTGTGAGTTTCGCCGGACTGCATAAAGTGATATCCTTCAGTAGAAAATAATCCTCGTAATTTTTAATCGAATCTAATTTTGTTTTGATTGACGTTATTTCTTCATATTCTTCTACGGCGTGCTCGGTAGTCATTAACTTGGATACGCCATCTTTTTCGCGCGTCTTTGTATCCTCGCATTTTAACGCAGGACTAAATACACATCCAAACCCTCCCGATGCCAATACTTTTCCTCCTTTGTTTATTCTCATTATATAAAGTTGATATAATAATTGTATTATTTGTCATATAAATAATAAATTGCGCCCGAAAGTCCGGCAATTATACCAAAAAATATAATCTTCTCTCTAACCTTGTAATAGCTTTCTAGTTTATCGTTGGTTGATTTGTATTCGTCGTAATAATCTACAAAGAAATCGTTTAGAGAAATTTGCGGTTTTTCCAGTTTCTCATTAATCTTATTGTGAATAAAATGCATCCAACGAACAAAGGAGTCTCTGTTGTCTAAATAGGGTGCCACAGGGTATTTGTCAATTAGTTTGCTAACTTCGCCTGAAATCTCTTCCACAGGAATAAATAGCGGCAAGTTCTGAATAAATTCATAATACTTCTTTTTAGTCACGGTATTTGGGTGATGCGGATACGTCATTGCTAATGTATGTAAAAAAAACCAATAATGAGGCCCCCAAACCTTCGGGTCTAGATATACTGTCGGCATTAATATTTTCTACGATTAAAATATTAATTATTAAACTATCTTTTTTGTTGTAAAATTATTGATACATACCGAAGGGTTGGATTTTTTTGTGCACCAATTAAACATACGAGTAGATGAACCTCTTCCCTTAGTGCTACCTAAATTAATTGTTCCCGCTACTATAGGCTGAGTCGCGCCTATATGTGAATAAAAACCTTTTTTAAACAGTTGTAATCCTGGCATTTATATATATTATCATAATAAAAATAGGCATTTGAAATGTTAAAGGGTTTAAATATATCATTTGTATTATATTTAAGTATAAATGAATACAAATCCAAATATGAATACATGTAATAATTGCGGGAAACAGGGGCACTCATTTCACCAGTGCAAACTACCCATAACCAGCTATGGTATGGTTGTATTTAGATCGTCGTTAGACGGGACACAATTTCTCATGCTACGGCGTAAGGACAGTTTCGGTTATATTGACTTTATTCGCGGGAAATATTCACCATATAATATTTTTCAATTGCAGAGCATCGTTGATGAAATGTCGTTGTTTGAAAAGGAAAGCATTTTAACAAAATCGTTTGACGAATTATGGACTACTATGTGGGGAGAATCAAACAGCGGTCAATATAAAAGCGAAGAACACGCTTCGATGAAAAAGTTGGATACAATCAGAGAGGGTGTAAATGTACATAACGAAATAATCACTTTAAAGGATATTGTCGAGCGGAGCCACACTAAATGGTCTGAAACCGAGTGGGAATTCCCCAAGGGACGTCGAAATTATAAGGAACGAGATCTTGATTGTTCGTTGAGGGAATTTGAGGAGGAAACAGGAATATCCGCTTCAAAACTTACCATTATAGAGAATATATTACCTTTTGAGGAGATATATATAGGAACAAACCATAAGTCATATAAACACAAATATTTTTTGGCACATACGACTACGGGAGAAGATTACCTTGATGATTTTCAGAGGACAGAGGTAAGTAAGTTAGAATGGAAAACAATTGATGAGTGTTTAGAAGCAATAAGACCATATAATTTAGAGAAGAAACAATTAATCACAAATATTAATAAAGTGTTACAAGAATATAGATTATATTCATAATATATAGTAATATGACAGAAAATTCACAAAAAAAGAAGCCACTTGTAATAGATTCAACAGAAAGTTCAGCTTCCTTAGAAGTTGCGAGTCCAAGCGCAACAGCAGATTCGCTGTCTAGTCCAATTATATCATCAGACACGTCTATTAGTAAATCAGATGAGATTGGTCACGACGACGACGAATTACTTGAGACCGAATATAAAGACATGAATTGTGACGATGAACAATTTTACTCGAACAAATGCAACAAGTTTTTATTAAAGAAGGAACTCCTGGAGAGAAATTATCTTTCTGATCACGACGACGAGTATCCCGCATTATATCCAAATCTAAATGATACGAATTTCAATGTTAAAATAGCCGAAAAAAAGGAATTTAACGATACAGCATATGAAGGACCGGACCTTAGCAAATCCATTAAGGAACAGGCGGATCTTTTAGCAAACGCAGATTTTGAATTACAACCACATCAGGCATTCGTAAAAAATTTCATGTCCTTTCAGACGCCGTATAACAGCTTATTACTTTATCACGGATTAGGGTCAGGAAAAACGTGTAGCGCTATTGGTGTGTGTGAGGAGATGCGCGATTATATGAGACAAATGGGAATCAACAAGAGGATCATTATCGTAGCCTCTGAAAATGTTCAAGATAACTTTAAATTACAGTTATTCGACGAAAGGAAGTTAAAACTTGTTGATGGGCTCTGGAATATTCGAGCGTGTACAGGAAATAAATTGCTGAAGGAGATAAATCCGATGAACATGAAGGGAATGCCAAAGGAAAAGGTAGTCAGTCAAATAAAAAATCTAATTAATGCCTATTATATTTTCCTCGGGTATGTTCAATTTGCGAACTATATTATAAAAACAATGAGTTATGATAAGGAAGAGCCTAGACCTACAAAAGAAAAAACAAATGCTGCTGATATGAAAAAGAGACCTCAAATACTTAAGGTAGGTAAAACCGAGTTAAACAGTAGGGTTATGAAACGACTTCAGCAGGAATTCGATAACAGATTGGTTGTTATTGATGAGGTGCATAATATTCGCAAAACAGACGACAATGAAAATAAAAAGGTTGCCGTCAATCTTGAATTACTTGTAAAATCAGCGAAAAATATGAGATTCTTGCTTCTATCTGCAACTCCCATGTATAATAGCTACAAGGAAATCATATGGCTTCTTAATCTAATGAACACAAATGACAGACGAGGCAGGGTTGAAGTGAAGGATATTTTTGATAAAAATGGCGATTTCAAGAAAAACGGCGAGGAAATGCTCATACGAAAAGCAACAGGATATGTTTCATTTGTTCGAGGTGAAAATCCATACACATTTCCGTATAGAGTGTATCCAAACGAGTTCGCAAAGGAACATACATTCCCCGCCATTGGTTATCCATCTTATCAACTGAACCTTAAAAAAATAAAGCACGAGGATAAGAAGCGTATTTTGAGTTTATATCTTGTAAAACTGAATGATTGTAAAAATTGCGGAGAGTGTCAGTATTGCTCTTACAAATACATCATCTACAATTTAAGACACAAAAAGATTTCCATAACCACCAAGACCGGGATTGTAAAAGAGATGCCTAGTTTTGAAAACATGGAGTCGTTTGGTTATACATTACTTCAAATACCGCTAGAATCGTTGATTATTTCCTATCCTATTCGCGGATTGAAGGCTATATTGGATGAAATCCCTGTCGAAAAGGTATCCGAAGAGTTATCGCCTAGTTTTTCTGAGTCAACTGTAATGGATAGCGAAGAAGAACAAGATGACGCAGCACCTAAAACACAATTCAAACCACCGTTAATTCTTGAATATACGGATGACGAAGAGACTGACAATGAAGATGTTAAAAGTGATAAGACACTAGTTAATAGTGAGAAAACACTTGTTGATAGTGATTTGGAAGCCGACAAAATTGGCGGTAACAAGGGTATTGAGTCAAATCAACTTACAGGACGGTTGGGCTTGGAGAGAATGATGAATTTCACCGACAACAAATCACCCAATGTGAAAGGAGAGTTTGAATACAAAAAGTCAACCCTTGATAATTACGGCAAAATCTTCTCTCGTGACGTAATTGGAAAGTATAGCGCTAAAATCAAATGTATTTTGGACAATATTTACAACGCAGAGACGGACAAGGTATCAGAGGGAATCATATTAATTTATTCTCAATATATCGATAGTGGGCTAATTCCTATGGCGCTTGCTTTGGAAGAAATCGGCTTTACAAGATACGGCCAACAAGGAACCAAGCCATTATTCAAGAATAAACCGACAGAAGTTGTGGATGTTAGAACTATGAAAGAACCCGAAAATAAAAAACAATTCATGCCTGCTCGATATGCCATGATCACCGGCGACCCAAGACTATCGCCAAATAATGTCTTTGAAGTGAACGGATTAACCAGCGAAGACAATAAAGATGGTCATAAAGTGAAGGTTGTTTTAGTATCCAAAGCGGGATCAGAGGGTATCGATTTGAAATTTATTCGTCAGGTGCATATTTTAGAACCATGGTACAACACAAACCGACCCGAACAAGTTATAGGGCGCGCCGTGCGTAATTTCTCTCATAAGGATTTACCGTTTGAAAAAAGAAACGTGGAAATTTTCATGTATGGCACGATTATTGGGGAAAACCGAGAGGAAACCGCAGACTTGTATGTATATCGAGTTGCCGAATATAAGGCGGTTCAAATTGGAAAGGTTGCGCGTGTTTTAAAGGAGTCCGCTGTCGATTGTATTATTAATCACGACCAAACGAACTTCACGCAAGAATCAATGAGTAAATATCTTAAGGAGCCCATAACACAAGAATTGTCAACCGGAACCATTTTAAAGGAGTTTAAGATTGGAGACGCGCCTTTTTCGCCCGCCTGCGATTACATGGCAGAATGTAATTATGATTGTCGGCCAAATAAAGACATAAAAGAGGATGAATTAAACCAAGACACATATACTGAACCGTTTATTGTTATGAACTCGGAGAAGATTCTACAACGTATACGAATGCTTATGAAGGAAAGCTTTTTTTACAAAAAGGAGGTGCTACTCAGAGAAATTAGAATTCAAAAAGAGTATCCGTATATTCAGATTTATTCCGCGTTATCACAATTGATCGACGATGAGAATGAATTTATTACAGACAAATACGGCAGAAACGGACATTTAGTAAATATAGGTGAGTATTATTTGTTTCAACCAATCGAGTTGAGGGATAAAAACGCATCTATATTCGACAGATCAGTCCCAATTGATTATAAACACGATATGATTAAGTTTGAGGTCAATAAAAACATCGCAAAACCCGTCGCAGAGAAAAATATAACTAAGATGTCTGAAGCTGGTCCACGCGTGAATCATTCTGAAGGTAAAAAGGTCATAGACGATATGACTTCAAATTATAACACCGCAATCGAGTTTTCGAAAAAAGGCAAGAAGGTTCCGCGTGGTGATGACAATTGGTATAAGCACAGCGGGATTGTAATGAGAAAAATGGCCGCTGAATATCCTGATACGAAAAAGGATGACCTATTGAGAGCCTTTTTGGTGGCACATATGATAGAGAGTCTATTATTTGAAGACAAACTGGCACTGATGAATTACTTGTACTCATTAGATAACATACAGAAGGAGTCGGTCGAATGGTATGCGAAGGAATTTTTTGAGACAAATAGTATCGAGGCTGATAATTTTCGAGTGTTTATCATGTATAAATTACAAAAACGAATGATAATGATCTTGAATGAAGCGAATATTTGGGTAGAAGCTGAACCGGAAGATCAGAGAGAAGTTGCCGCATCTAAAACCACAAAGGAATTTTTAGCCTTTAAACCCGATGAATACAATAAAATTGTAGGGTTTATTGGCTACGGAAAGAACAATAGCTATTTAGCGTTTAAAACAAAGAATATGGATTCTAAGAGAGACACCGGCGCAAGATGCGACGAAGCCGGCAAGGTAAAAACACTTCAAAAGTTGAATGAAATCGTGGGAAAACCACTATACACGAATGAGAATACCAAGGCACAAAAAGACGAAGACGGTAACGTGATAAGTGAAGCAATCGGGCACGTCGAATTATGCGTTCTACAAGAGTTTATTTTGCGATACTTCAATACTATTAGGAAGGATGATAAGAAATGGATGCTAACTCCAGAAATGGCAATCTGGCACAAATTGTATTTGATTCACGCGTAAAATTATATTTCTAATTATTAATAAAATTGAAAGAAATATAATTAAAAGAAATTATGTATATAGTATATAATGGAGGCAGCAATTAAACCAACGCAACAAAAGAAAAAAAGGGATAACCGGATACAAACAGTTTATTCTAGATGTTTACTCACTAGAAAAGTTGTATTGCCAATTACCACAATTGGTAAAAATTTGAAGGAAAATATTGAAGAAAATATAAAATTTACACTTGAAGGTAAGTGTGGCGTGGAGGGATTTATTAAACCAAACTCGTCACAAATTATTACGTATTCTAGCGGGCTTATTGAACGAGGAAATACCGTCATGTTCGAAGTAGTATTTGAGTGCGACGTTTGCTTCCCTGTCGAAGGTATGATTATACCGTGTTTAGCTAAGAATATCACAAAGGCTGGTATTCGATGTGAAAGCGCAAATGATATGCCTTCACCAGTTGTCGTATTTATTGCTAAAGACCACCATTATAATTCTGCGATGTTTAATGAGGTGAAGGACGGCGACAAGATTAATGTAAAGGTTATCGGGCAGCGATTCGAATTAAATGATAAATATATTTCCATCATCGGAGAACTTGTGAAGGAAAAGGAACCCGCATACCAAAAACAAGCCGCAAAACCAAGAATCGTCATAGAAGACTAATAATTATTCGTTACCTATATTCGTTACCTTTACGCCGGTTGATTCATAATATCCGTGCGCGCCATTTATTTTACAAATTTCAATATCACAATTTAGATTCTTAGAAAACTCGTGAACTTTTTCTACGTTATCTATGATTACATATTTTTTTATCCCACCTTCATCCTTTATTATACAGAGATATACTACTTTTCCGGAGTTATCTTCACGTTGCATTTGCTGATCTACATTATAATTGCCCATATTTTGTTCAAGTCCGTCTTCCATAATATTTATTATTATTAATATTATTTATAACAACCGAATTATTGTAATCAATATATATTGATAATAAAATATAAAAGCAACGCTCCATGTTTAATAAAATGGAAGCGACTCTTTCAACAACCACTGGTAATAATTTTTCTGTCAGCGAACTCAACTTTATACGCGAAACTATTGAAAATATGAACAAGTTTAATCAAATTGAGGTGCTCAGGATACTCAACAGACACAACGACGTTACCTTAAATGAGAATAAATATGGTGTTCATATTAATCTTACCGACCTGGACAAGAATATTATTAACGAATTGGCATTGTATATCAAGTATGTAAACGCACAGGAAATCGCTCTTAACTCCATCGAGCAGCAAAAGGAGGACTATAGAAATACATACTTTTCGAAAGATATTAAAGATAACATCAAAATAACTAGTAAGTAAGTAGACAATGGGATCATATAATGATGTATTTAACGAATTACAAGATTATATTTTAGACGAAGAAAGAATAAATAAATCAATCAAATTGAAGCTTCTACCAGTCAAACAAGAACCCGTGAAAATAGCGCCGCGCCCCGCACAAAAACCCGCGTTGTTTATTCCTTCACAGCAAGATAGTCTTTTTTGGTGCTTCTATATTATGAAAAACGGTGATGCCGATTATGAAATGTTTAACAATAAAAACGCATTGGTAGCGAAGCAACAAAAAATCGAATTGGTTTCAACCATTCGCAATAACAAGGACATTGTTAAAACATATAAATTTGATACTATCACAAATATTGAAAATAACTTGGCAAATGACCAAACCTTAAATGTAAAGGCGTTTTTAACTTTGTGCGCGATTGAAAATATAAATGTCGTTTACGTCAATAATAAAACATATTACGAGTCGCTGATGAATGATACCGATTTAATTTACATTGTCCACGAATTATCAGCGCAGTCAAAGTATCATAAAAAATACGGTTATGAATTAGCCAAAGAAGGAGCCCTTAACAGCATTAGAAGTTCGCTGTATAAGTTGAATGTCATTGATAAGCCTATAAAGGGATTGTCCTCATATAAGGTCGGCGATCTAGTTGATATCTGCGGCAAATTAGAAATTGACATTGTTAACAAAGAAACCGGTAAGAACAAAACCAAAAACGACTTGTACGAGTCGATTATCCAATATTTTTAGATTTTAAAAAAAATGAATAACAATTTAAAAATATGTCTTAATATAATATAACAATGAGTTCTATAGGTAAACTATCCATTTCGAATTTAGAAGGGGGGCCGGCGGCGGTTGATTTGAAAGAAATGGCTCCATCGCTACCACGATCTCCAAGTGACCCCCCCGCCAGGTGTTGCTCAAAAGCCTAAATCATCTTCTCGATCTCCAAGCAATATGGCACCGGATGATTTACCGCCGAAAGACGCTCCACGCGAAATATTCGAAGAAGAGTTAGAGGAAATTAAGGAGCCGGCTAAAACCGCGGCTACTCCTCAGGATAGACTTGATAAATTAATTAGACAATATTATAGTTTGAACCCTTATAGCTATAGTTCAACAATGAATCACGAATTAGAGGTTAAATTTGGAACCAAAGGTATAAAATCTTTATTACGTAATGACTACGACAATGTTATCAAGAAATTAAAGTCTTCCGGGTTTGAGGTTGTAAACGGCAATAGCAACGGTGATTATTATTTGCGAGTAAACTGCGAGTTTCTTGACAGCACAACGGGTAGGTTTAAATTATCAGATATTAGAACTGAAATCAAGGGCCTACATGCCATCCAAGAATATTGTAAATCAAATGATATAAAAAGCTTATATGCGTCAAACCCTGTAGCCGTGAGTTTTATTCATAAAAAAATGGGCGTTATTAATAAAGAAAGAGTATACCCTGTAGACTTTGACGATTTTAACTTTCGCGTTGCTTATCAAACAGAGGAGAAAATTAAACAAGGGTTAAAAACATTTATGATGGAAAATTGGCGAAAATCGAAGAAGGAATTTCGTATGCTTAATCGCGTTTCATTTGAACATCCCGACTATCCCTTCATCGTCGACGTTAGTATAGCAAAATTCGGTAATCGTGGACCCGACAAATACGGTCGTGAAAATCGCGGACAAATGCTCCGTGTATATACACTAGAAGAGTCAAATATCTTCAATAATCAAGAGGTATATGAGATTGAAATAGAAATTGATAATAATAAAATTGGGCCATCCACCGCATTCAATACCCCCAAGCTTATTGTCGACGCCTTGAGAAAGGTCGTTAAGTATGTGTTGAGCGGCCTTCAGGGAACAAATTATCCGGTTTCATATCCCGAACAAAAACACATTAGCGCATCGTATATGAGAATGATATGGAAGGACGAATATGACGCAACCAAATTCGTTTCCAGTAAAAACTTTATTGGGCCAAACTCAATCACACTACAGCTTAAAAATATCGCGCCACTCGACGATAATTCGACGGAACCCAATATTCGCAAGAGCTTTGTTGTTACGGAAAAGGCGGATGGTGAACGACATTTGATGTTTATTTCAAACGACGGTAAGGTATATCTAATTAATACCAACATGGATGTTATCTTTACCGGCGCAAAAACGCAAAACAAGGAATGTTTCAACGCAATATTAGATGGCGAATTAATTGCTCACGATAAAAACGGTAAATTTATAAACTTATATGCCGCATTTGATATCTATTATATAAAGAATCAAGACGTGAGAGCCTATTCATTCATGTTACCAGAGAAGGAGACGGATGTTTATAAATCACGCTATCAATTGTTGAAATATGTTGAACACAACCTAAAACTTGTATCTATATTAAATACCAGCGCATCTGATAAGCCGACAAAAACAACCGCAAAGGAAACTGTTGGCCAATATAAAGAACGCGAAATATTGTCGCCCATCGGGTTTTCAGTGAAGGAATTCTTCCCGAATGGCCCGAACCAATCCATATTTGATGGCTGTAACACAATCTTACAGAAAGAGCGACAGAATCGATTCGAATACACAACCGATGGCCTGATCTTTACTCACGCGTTTTATGGTGTAGGTTCCAACGAAATTGGAAAGGCGGGTCCTAAACTGAAGGTCACGTGGGAACAGTCGTTCAAATGGAAGCCTCCGCAGTATAATACTATTGACTTCTTAATCACAACTGTAAAAGCATCAAACGGCGACGACGTGATTAAATCAAACTTTGAAGACGGTTTAAATACATCTAGTTCGGTTCAATACAGCGATTATAAAATGATCGAATTACGCTGCGGATTTAAGGAGTCTAAGGATGGATTTATTAATCCGTGTCAAGACGTAATTGACGACAAATTACCAGAGTTCGGCCCACGATTTGAAGACCGCGCGGACAATGACTACGTGCCGATGCGATTTTACCCGACTGAACCATACGACCCCAATGCCGGCTTATGTAATATAATGCTTCGCATGGATGGCGCTGGAGGTAAAAAGATGTTTTCCGAGGAGAATGAAGTATTTGAAGATAATACTATTGTCGAATTCAGATACGACTTGAATAAGGAGGAGGGTTGGAGATGGATTCCGCTGCGAGTTCGTCACGATAAGACCGGTAAATTACGACGAGGTGAAAAGGAATACGGCAACGCATATAAAGTATGTAATGAAAATTGGAAATCTATACACCCGTCAGGTAGAATCGACGAAGATATGTTGTCTACAGGATTAAACATTCCAAGCGTAACTGTAAGCGAGGATGTTTATTACAACACGTCTGCCGGAAAATATAGAACGGAAGCAATGAAAAATTTCCACAACTTGTATGTCAAGAGGAAGCTTATTATTGGCGCTTCAAAACAAGGCGATAATTTACTCGATTTTGCGTGTGGTAAGGCCGGCGATCTTCCGAAATGGATCGGTGCTAAGCTATCATTCGTATTTGGAATCGATATTTCGAAGGATAATTTGGAAAACCGCCTCGATGGCGCCTGTGCGAGATTCTTGAAGTCACGCAAAATGAACAAGACCATTCCGTATGCGCTATTTGTGAATGGTAACAGTGCGTATAATATCAAGGACGGAAGTGCGATGTTAAATGATAAGGCAAAACAAATAACCGCGGCCGTATTTGGTAGAGGCCCAAAAGAGGCCGATAAAATCGGTAAGGGTGTTGCTAGACAATACGGCAAGGGTGCCGACGGATTTAATGTAACCTCGTGCCAGTTTGCTATTCACTACTTCTTTGAAACACCGGATACATTAAAGGGATTTATGAAAAACATCGCCGAATGTACGAAGCAAAATGGGTACTTCGTTGGCACGTGTTATGACGGTAAATTGGTATTTAAGGAGCTCAAGAAAACACAAACCGGCGAAAGTGTAAAACTCATTGATGGTGGTAAAAAAATATGGGAAATTACAAAGGGATATAGTTCGGACACATTCGAAGATAATTCCAGCTCCATTGGATACAGAATTGATGTATATCAAGAATCTATTAATCAAATAATTTCCGAATATCTAGTTAACTTCGACTACTTGAATCGTGTTATGAGCGCATATGGTTTTGAATTAGTCAATCACGCAGAAGCCGGCGAATTAGGTCTCCCCGCTTCTTCCGGATTATTCAGCGATTTATTCCTACAAATGTCAGATGAAATTGAGAAGAATAAGTTCAAGGCAAAGGACTACGAAAAGGCTCCGTTTATGACAACCTACGAAAAGAAGATTTCATTCTTGAATCGATACTTTGTTTATAAGAAGGTTCGCACTGTAAATCTTGAAACGGTTCAGCTTGAATTAGGCGAATATCAAGAGAACGTCGTTGTAGAAAACGCCGCTGAAACGGAACACGCGCAGGAAGTCGCTGTAAAAGAAGTCAAGAAAATCGCACCCAAGGTCCGTAAATTGAGTAAAAAAATGCTACTTGTTGCCTCCCACGAGGCGGCCGAAGATATGCCTGCTCCCCCAGAGATTAAAGAAACTAAGGCAAAGAAAACCGCAACCGCCAAATCAACTAAAAAGGCGCCTACCTCTAAGAAATTATTAATTCTTGAAAGTGACGACGAAGACAATTAAATATAAAATAGGCTTTAAGAATGTAAAAGGTTTAAATAAATTATATAATATATAAATAGTAAACCAAATGAGTTATTTTATAATACCTAAAATTAATAATATAATTACCGTAAATCCTACAATAGAGGATAACCCGTGTAAAGAACCTACAATACATCTATCACATAGCCTGTTTAATTATTATAATATTCTACACAGAAAGATTATTAGCACTTGCGTCAGCGATCGCGAAATGGACATAACATGTCTAGATTTATCATATAATAGTTATGATAATATGATTCGATCTGTGAACCCATATGAATATATTTTTTCCAAAGTCCCTGGGTCCAGGTTTTCTGTAAGTAAACTCAAACCTCAATCCGCTCTATTTTATGATTTTCTTGAAGTATCAATGTCTTTAAGTGTTTGGGATACATATAAATCTACTTCAATTAAAACGCTTCATATAACGCCTAACAATAGTGACACGGTGGAATGTTTCGAAATGCTTCGCGAAAATTATAGCGATCAAATTTCAATTTATGATGAAATTAATGAGGAAACTGTTGCCGCCATCGGCGATGAAAAATTCGACTTTATGTTTCTCGAAACAAAAACAAAGAGCATAAATGGCTACAATATTTCGTTTATTGAGAACCTAATGACTATTTTACGAAACCAACAAGCGGACGGGAGCTGTATAATTAAAATAAGCCACATTTTTTATAAACCCATTTCCGATATTTTGTTCATATTATCGTCATTATATGATAGAGTATATGTTTTAAAACCGAATTCTAGTAATGTGACCACATTTGAAAAATATGTGGTGTGTAAAAATTTCCAAGTAAACGAAACCAAGAGTAAAATATTAAAACTCAACTATATTCGGCTCGCAATGACCTTGAAAAAAAATCCACACAAAAAAATTACGTCCATATTAGATAGCGAGGCTCCTTATTATTTTACAATGAAATTAAATGATATAAATATGATAATCGGGCAACAACAACTTGAATCCCTGACTGTAATACTAAATTTATTAAAGAACAAGAACAAGGAGGAAAAGGGCGATATTATGAAGAAAAACAATATTCAAAAGGCCGTTTCTTGGTGCGAAAAATATAAAATCCCGTGTAATAAATTTACCGAGAAGACAAATATGTTTTTGCCTATCAATAAAGAAGTCGAGTTTTAGATGAATGAAATTTATACTGTATAATAAAATATTATAATGTATTATATTATATGTCAGATTCTGTTGTTGAAATTTGTAGCGATGTGAATGCGAGCGACGTGAATACAAGCGCTGTTCAGATTGTCACCCCTGCGAAACCAAGCAATCAAGATTGTAAGCAAAAGATTAGCATAATCCCGACTGTAGCGTTTGAATTATATAGAGTGTTGATTTCTTCATTTCTCATATTGTTTGTCCCACAAAAATGCGAGGACCACGTTTGCCAATTACACGAAAATTTAGTGTTTGAAACCGCCAAATATGGTGCCGGGGTTGTCCTTAATTTTATAACAATGGCTGGGTTCCTTGGCTTATATTTTATTGAGGTCAAGAGAGAAAATAGATTAATTTGCTATCTAGAGGTCTGCACAAATAAACCAAATGACAACGTTTCAGTCGAAAAGGCGCTAGAATTATTGTCACTAGAAAAGAGAGAGAGTATTTTGTATTTAGACAAGTGCTACCAGAAATGGGGGTTTTGTATGTTATTCCTCTTCCTTGTAAATGCTATTCTAAGCGGGTTTGTTGTATTTGATTATTATTTAGATAAGCAAACTACATCGACTTACATCACAAACATCTTGTTTATAATTACAAAGCTTGTTGATATATATACCATCGCGAATACTGAGAAAAATGTGTTTTATTCGGCGTATTTAAAAGACCGCATTCAATATAACGATGTCGATCCCGACAAAATGGTCTTACAGATTGCCGATAAACAAGAGGTATAAACGGCTAGCTTATTATTAAATTTTATAAATTATATATCTTTATAAAATTTTATTGTGTATTTTTTGCATGTTATTTATAGTTTATCGCTTATCGTTTATTTACGACCAAATTGGCCTGAACCAAATGTTGTATTATATGTGTTGGGTGATTGCGAAAAGTGATTCGAACTAAATACGGTCCCCGGAAAATAACGATACGGAGATGGCTGCGAAGCTGGCACTTGAAATTGCGGTAATTGCTTGTAATAGCAGCGTTTTTTGTTTTGGAACGGCCCCGACTGTCTGAAATTTAATGGCAACGGCGTATTACACGTCGGCGCCTTGTTTTTTTGTAAATTAATTAAATTCGGGTTGTTTCCGGCATAAATTTCGTTGGCGCTCACCAATTGTGGGCCCGTATTGTTGTAATTTTGAATGGAAGCCGCATTTGTAGAAATGGTATCTACGTTCAATTTGAGATTTCTTGTAGAACTATCCACCGCACCTTGTTTGGCAAATTGGTAATTGTTCGGTTTATATACCACTAGCTGGCAGCCAGTTTGGTTGGATGGACCCGCAAGCGGCATACCCCAATGAGGATTACGAATAAAATCCGTAAATACGGTAATGGCCGGCACCCTTTGATTTTCAGGCAATCCATTCAACCAGTTTCGGAACCCTTGAATCGAGTTTATGCCTAATAGATTGAATGCTACCACTTGCGCCGGTTGTAAAATGTTAGCTTGAACCATGATGGCGAGCATTTGGCCTATCAATGCGTTTTCGGTAGCATCGAATATTTGGGCGTTCGGCTGACAGTTCGCTAAATATGTATTCGTCAACGACGCCGGTCCTCCAGGTTTAGGGCCTTTGTTTCCATCTACAGAAATGTAGTAGGGGTTTGCGTCATACGCCGCCGCGTCTAGGTTCGTTCTGTATGAGAGGAAATTAAATGCCTTTTGGTCATACGTCTTGCATCTATTCTGTAGGTATTGTTTTGTCGTGGTATAGTAATTCTTTTTAAGATTTGTGCTAGCGTAAATGGCGCGACGCTTGGCTTTAATCTCGTCGTTACAGCACCACCCGTATTTTTGGTAATTTGTCGTGTTTTCTTCAGGGTTTTCCTGTAAAAATGTTTTGTTTGGATAATAACTGGCTACAATCCCCACGCCTTCACACGTTTTACAATCGCTATCCAATTGTTTTACACCATTCTCTTCATTTACCGGATTCTGTCTCACTATAAAGGCGCCAGGTTTGTCCATCATATCGTTCAATAAACCAGAACCGCCAAATCCGCCACCAAGAGAGGTCCCCTTACTCGACTTCACATATCGGTTCATGTTATAATTAATAAGAGCGTTCTCATCTATATTTACTGGTATTTGTCCGTTGTGCGGATCGACACCTTGTAAATTTGGAATTCCCGTTACTTCATTTGGAGGAATCACTCGGCCCTTTCTATAATGTTTCATCGGGCGTGCTAACCCGAAACCTGTCTGAAACACGTTTCCTGGATCATTGTTTGTTAAAGGTCTAATATGCCCCGGAGCGGTTCCTACCGGATTACTATTTACACCGGTTCCCTTCCACGAAATATATTGTTTATTTAAATATGTGCTCTTATGATTATAACCTGAAGACGGCATAGACCTCATTCCTAATGGGTAAACGGCTGTTGACATTTATATTATTATGAGAGAAAATAAAAAGTAATCTTCTTATAATATAATAATATGCTAACATTGGTAAATACTTTGATTGTATTTTTTATTATATTAATTTTATATCAAATAGTTTTAGCAAATCGTATTAGAGAAGGTATCGAAAATAATCAACAATATAAAGATTATGATATGAATAATCCGGCAAATGCTCTTATTTTGGCACAACAAAACGCAGGAAATATCTCCTACTTAAAACAGAGACTAGATAGTTTCCTCGGATTAGATAAGGAGGTCCAAGATATAAGCGGTAATGTTGTATCCTTGCAAAATCAAGTTTACGCCTTAGTCAATGCGCAAAAGGATTACGCAAATCAAATGACCGGTGGGACAGCACCAACCGTTACTGGAATGACTGATAGCGAACCGAAATAATACCGGGCCTTTAGTAACATTTGACTATTTAAAAAAATTATGAAAATAAATATATTTGTATAATTTAAGTATAATGTCTAATATATTTCAAGAAGTATTGTCTGATGCCAAGGGCGTTGAACAAAGATTACTTGGACCGACCTATCCATATTATCAGAATATTCGATCGCCGAGTCAAATCGGAATGAGCGACAGAGGAACAATGTCGCAAATGGCAACAAATATTGGTGGATTAATTCAGTATGTTGAGGTCTTGGTAACTGGTAACAGTCGGGCATCTGCCACGGGCGGACCTTTAGGCAACAAGTTTTTCCTGCAGACCGGCGCAAAATGTGCGGCAACTGATAAATGCAAAGACCCCAATAATTCGTCCACTTGCGATCAAACCGATAGATATATTTATGTTAATAATGTTCCGCAGGGCAACATCCCATTTATATCGAGCGGAATGGGAGTCAACTTTTCAGAATTCAAGGGCTTAATCCCCGGCGCAATGGGCAACTTAAATGTATTAAATCCCTTTGCGATTATGCGCGCATTTGTCTCCGGTGCTACCCCTCCTTGTCAAGAAATAACGATGCAAACTATCGATGTCAATAACAACTCCTCCTCTGAAACGCATTACGTCACCGTGGCGGATATTCAGAGTATGGACCCGTGCTCGTTTCCCAACGGCAGAAACCCGGTTAATGGAGCTAGTTGTAGAGAAACCTTCCAGAATCCCGTTGCCAAAGATGCTGCGCCAGTCTTACCAGAGGATCCGTTAGACCAATTATATTTTGCCAGTTTAGCTGGAGTCGGTATCTATATATTTTACCGATTTATGGAAAAATCGCGCTAAACAAACTAAACATTATATGCTATAGAAATAATCTATAATGTTTTTACATACTGTATTCGTGTGAAATGTCTCACGGCTAACGGCGCTTATTGGTTTTTCCCTTTTTACTCATTTTACGTTTATGTGTTTTCGATTTTTTGTTTTTGCGCGACTTTCGCTTTTTGTGTTTTAGCGTTTTTCGTCCTTTGGTTTTCTTTTTGATAATTCGACCTCTTCCTCCGCCATAATCGCTAGCCTGTGAATTCTCGTTGCTCGTCATACCTTCGTCATCAGAATCGCTATCCTCTACGTCAGATGATACAACCGGTGCTCTTTTGTCCATTTTCGTATCAGCAGGTGGAAATTCCTTTAGTGATGTGGGTCGGCTTATTACTGCTTTAGCAGTCGATTCGGCTGGTGCTTTACAAATATTGATATCATTAAACCAAAGATCAATTTTTCCAGTACTATTATCACAAGTATATAAACCGTTTTCAGATCGTTTTATTAAATTTACCATCTTGTCGCCACTAGTATCATACACAAATACCTCGCTTACTATATTTTTGGGCAGTAATATATACTGTTTTACAACGCTTAAAATCTGATCATATGTCGATGTTACAATTGGAATCGGAGTCTGGTCCCGATTCTTCTCTCCTCTCGCAATAGAAGCAGCAATGTCTCTATTTCTCCCTTCCACTCTTTTAACTATTACATCTCTATCTATCATTACGATACATAAGACAATTTTATAACCTGCGGAATGTAATTGTGTTATTTTCTCTATATGAGGATAATAATCCTTACCAGTTGCGTCATATATTATATCCTTTTCATATCTCTTTGCTAGTTTAAACGTGAAGTCGTTAATCTTGTTTGAAAGAGCTCTACACTCAAACGGCAATTCAGGAAGGGTTGGTGGAACAGTATAAATTGCCTCAATTACACTGTCAGAATTTACTGATATTAACTTTGATATTCTTTCTGGTGATATTGATAGCTCATTTTTTACTAATCTTACCGCAGTAGACTTGCCGGCTGAAGGAGCGCCAACCATTACAATTGCGATGGGCTGCTCTCCGCCATTTAATAGACCATTTTCTATATCAAATATATCGTGGATATATTTATTTGCATTTTTAAAAAAAGTTTCCTTTCCTCCTAACATTTTCAGACATTGTAGATCTTCCTCGGCAATTCCAGGGTTCTTAGTTTTCCAGTTGACTAATTCAGCGTTTAATAAATTTGTTAATTCCTTTTTAATTTCTTCTACCTTAAATGTTTCAACCGACTTAATGTCTCCAAAACTAGCCATTTATATATATATATAA